CAAAACATTTGGATTACCTGCTTCAACAAATCCTTCGGTAGGTAAAAGCTCTGATGCACTTCTTCCCAGGTAAAAATCTTCAATTTCACCTGCTGGATTTGGTGTTGTAACCTCCAAGTAAGAGAATGTGGTTACCGGTCTGATTGAAGTTTTATCGTTTGTATCGGTAAAGTTTGTTATTAAATTCTTTGGCTCGTAAAGTCTGTAGGTTCTGGTAGTGTTGAAAACTCTGTCCGCATCATTGGTAAACTGAAAATCATTCAAGTAGGTTGCGTTCCACAATTCATCGGTAAAAGGATAAATGTCTGTAACCTGAGGTATGTTAGTGTTTGTTGTCTCCAATAGTTGTCTCAAATATTGAAGTTGCGGCAATGAGAAGTTCTGCGTTTGAACTGAAGTAGACAATGAGTCCATGGACAGAATTGAAGAGCTGTTGGCAATTTCATCCCTCAAATATGGGGTAATGTAGTAATCTCTTACAAAGTTATTCCAATCTCTTCCAGTTCCGTCATTAGATATTCCTTGAAGGAAAGTTATGTAATTATTTGCTGAAAATGGAAAATTCTTTAACTTAAGGATGAGATATGGTGCCGATACACCCAAACTAGTCACAATGTTGTTTGACTCAACATTTGCAATTAACTCGGTAATCCCAGTTTCCAAGGGTGAGTTTACTGCTCTTGCAAAACCAGAATAACGTGAGTATATCAAACTTCTCTCAAAGATTTCGTAAAAAAATCTCACCTCTTCTTTGTTCAAGTATGCAAAGTTCACGTAAGGGAATTCCAGAGCATTAATATTCAACACGGATGTTACCTGCCCTGAGTTTTCCTGTGGTGGTTGAACAACGGGTGGTTGGAACTTTTGTGCAACACCTTTCAGGTATTCCTCAACAAATTCCACTTCTGGCCACTTATCATAGAGATACCCTTTTGTCAAGTTGACAATTGCTGGGTCACCAGGGTAAGCTAACTCATATCGGTTTTTACCTGGCGTGAAATTGTTAGTCGTGCTTGTGGATTGGGTAATATTGTTTTCAACAAACACCTGTGGCCATGGATATACTGGTTGTTCTGAGTTTCTGGCAGCATCCGAAGCGTTAGCTGCGTATTGAACATTTTGTACGTTGTCTGAACTAGGAACCGTAGTAGAGTTGTTCAACACCGCATTTCGTCTTATAGGGTCTGTTCTTACATCCCAAGCTTTACTATGCACCTCATCAAGCAATCGACAAAAAGCTTCTGTAGAAGCAAATAACACTGCCATTACATTTCTCACCGTAGGCACAAATCCCAAACCACTTGTTGAAGCAACCAAGTCAGCAAGCTTTACACTTATTTCTGTTTCAATCACAGAAACTTTTTTGTCCAAGTCAGCCTGCATGGTTCGGATTAAAGTATCAAACCTTGCCGGACCTTCAAAAACAAAGAATGGTTTTTTTACTTCCTTCAACCCTTGAGGTGTCATTTCAACAGTTATGTTGAACTGCTGTTTTAAAACTTGGTTAACAAAATCTGTTGTCTGACCTGAGGTTGGATTCAATATACCAAATTGTTGTCTTAATGTTGTTTGGAAGTCAACTTGGCTTGGGTCAAGGGTGGTGACAATCGAATTGATTGTTATTGAGTTGTCAATCTTAAGATTCTTTTCTCCCCTTACCTCGCCAAAGGTTCTGTTTTCATTAAGTCTAGTATTAAAGGAGGTAATATCCGCCCTTAACTCTGTAAGTGCTTGTTCTCTTTGTTGAGGGTCCAGTTCTGTTTTGAACGCAAAGACAATCCCCCCATCTTTCAAAATATATGGATTTGGATTCACATATCTTATAAACCACGAGGTTTGTTGTCCTCTGATTTTATTATAGTAATCTGTAAGGTATTTCCCGTATGTTGTTGCATCTGTCAAAGGCTGCATGTCCGCTTTACCCTTGAAAGCATCAAGAATATCTTGCTCTAAGTGTTGTAGTTTGTAAGCCATTTCCGCAACGGTTAGTTCCGGAAAATCCAAAGGGATTAATCCCTTTTGTTTGTATATGGCATACATCTCTTTGATTTTCTGATACCCTCTCTCTGAAACAGTTTCAATGCTAGTAGATGTGTTCGAAACCGTGGAGTCACCGATTAAATTTCCCTCCTGGAGAGTTTGATTTACAATGGTTGGGTCCTGAAGGGTTATTTCACTTCTTGAAATGTTAAAGGTCTTGCTATACATGTGAGGTGTAGCAATCAAGTGACCCAGGGATATTTCGTTTAAGATGTTGTACTTGTAGCCATAAAACTGACAAGTTACTTGGTAGTTACCACTAAAGGTATTGAACCTTGCGCTGAATTTGTGAAGGTTAAGTTGGTATCTAATGGCTTGTCCGTACCATCCTTTGATGGTCAGGTAAAAGGGGGGATAAGGTAAATTAAAGAATGCGGCATATGGGGATTGGTCACCAGATTCAAACAAAGCTTTACCCTGCACATCTTCAAGTTCAATTGTAACCTCCGGAATAAAAGACATCGAAGTGTTAATATTGATACTTGTGATACCTAATAAACCAGGGTCGATTGTGCGGCCTCTATTGTCTGTTGACGTGAATTGCTTGTAGAATTTTGTTCCATCCTGATTATTACTCACAACAGATTCAAACCTCTGCAGTCTGGCTTTACCCTGGTTGGAGTTTAGACCCGTTAAATCATCATAATAACCAGTCCCTAGGAATTCATCATCATTGGGTCTCAAGAAGTTCAATGATGCAATAGAAATGGTTCTTAAACTATCTTGAGGACTACCTCCAATAGCCAATTTAGTTCTTGGTAAAACAGATGCTTCTAAGTTAGCATACATCACCAAGTTTTCGTGGTCAACTACTCTATCCTCAATTACCGCTTTTCCCCCAGGACCAATCCTTGTGGTTTTATTCGGGTCAACTAAAATAATGTTGTTGTAGTCAGCCTCAACATAAATGTTCCCCGAATTGTCTCCAAATACACTATCTGCCATAATAATAGAAGTAGTTCTCTACCGCAAGTTTATAATCCTGTAATGAAGTTATCAAAGGATAGGGAATATTCAAGACCGCCCCGTCAAAGATATTATTTTCTAACCCACCAAATTGTGGATTTGCTTGAAGAATTAGCCATGAAAAAAATGGGGTTCCATAATATTCTTGTGAAACGGTGTCCAATCTACTTCTTCCAACTTTGTATACGAAAATACGGTCGGATGGTTTTGCTGGCAACGGAACAAATGGGACAACACTTGATTGCCCATTGTTCTCAAAAGGTGTGTATCGGTTATAATAATTGAAAGCCATTTTATAAAAGTTGCGCTTTACCAATAATCACATCACCAAACCTAGTTGTCCAGGATTGAATATTGGAATCAATGTTATTTTTATTACCTAAGTTTTGAATCAGTTGAACTTGTTCGCTTGGTGGTTGTAATAGCGTTTCGTAGGTAAACACTCTTTCTTTGTTGAGGTTGACTTGCGTGAAGTTCAAAAAGTTTCTCAAAGCATTCGATGAAAAATCTGTTAAGAACGCATTTGTTGCAGCATTCTCAGACAAGTATGCTGGTCTTGCAACTCCCTTCCAGTAATTGTCAAACGTTGCTTCTACTTGCTGGAAAGTAACATTTCCCAATACCCCAGCATTATCTCTCAAGTTTCCAATTAATGCGTTTTTGAAAGTATTGTAATTGTTCTCGTCCAACACTTTTTGGGACAATATGAAGTATTGACGGCGATTTGAATCTGTATCCCAAAAAATATCCGTATTTTTAGTAAATGGAATGAAAACTTGGTTCTTAATGAAAGTTTCATCACCAGGACTTGACGATAAAAATCCAGTGTAAGCACTTCCACTTATATTTGCGGTGTATCCACTTTGAATAATAGAATCAAACGATGTAAGAGCTGATACAATAATGTTTATGTCCGCCTCCAATTCTTGTAAAGTATTTGAAACTCCAACTGAAGAAGCAGAAACCGCACTTGTACCTGAGATATTAATAACAACAACATTACCATCAGTTCTTTGATATCCATCAGTTCCTAGATTGGTATCAGTATCATAATAAGGCAATACATTGGCTCTTGAGAGAGTTTGAATGTATGAAGTTTGTGCATCAGTGATATTCTGCAGGATGGTTGTTGCTCCGTTTTGGAACGTACCACGATAATCGGTGATATAATCTTTGTAGTTATTTTTGATTATTCGAATTGTCTTGTTTGAGAAGAACCCAACTTGTTGATTTAGATATGTAATGTAACCCTCTGTGTCGTTATTTATATCACTTATAAATGCTGAGAATACGTCATTCACGTTCTTTTCGAATGATGATGGCTTACCAAACAATGGAACATTATCGGTTCCGGAAACAAACATGTTACCTTGAGTATATCTGCGGTTGAATGAAAACTGTTGTCTTACCGCGTTGTTGTACTGGAGGTTTAGGTCTCTTATCTTGTTGTTGATAGTTGTGAAATAATTTTGGGTTTCACCAACAAGGGTGGTCATAAAATCTTTGTATTGAATAGTACCAATATCTCCATTTGCTGTGCTTGTAGTTGTTAATACACGACCAATAAACTCCAAATTGTTTTTGGGTTGTGTATTAGACGCTTGATTGATTGTTGGTGGTGGTGTCTTTAAGTTGAGTTGGTTTATAAACTCTTGGTCTATTACTTTGTAGCTATCATCCGTGGCATCTGCTCGGTCGTCGTAGATTTCTGTATTGGCATAGTAATTAAATGACAGGGCATTTTGAAGCTTGTCAACAGACTCTTTCAAACCTTGTCCCCCAACAAATTGGAAAGAAAGAGTTACGTTTGCAATCATCGGTTGAACTCCAATTCCCTCAGGATTCAAGTCCAAATCTTCATATGTAAGGTTCAAACTTTCCGGAATAATTTTAGAATGGAAAAAATCTCCAACTCTTAAAATCAAAACAGGAGGTGCACCAAATGAAGTATTAACGGCATTATTGTATTGTAAAGTTGTACCACCTTGGTTATCTACTTTTACTGTTGGTATAGTGTCTCCAGGACGCATACATTGCTGTAAGAATGTAAGTCTTGAGTTTAATCCTTCTGGTGTAATTGAATGGAAAGCCGGATGAAAGAATTTTAATTTTTCTCTTAAGCTATCATACACCATTGGTGTATCTTGTTTGATTACCTCGAAATAATCACATTCAGATAACAAGCTACGTAGAACTCTTTTAGTAATGTTGTCTCTAAACACCGTCTCCTCAACAACTTCCGTTACGGGCTGTTTTGGTCTTCTTTGTTCTATAATTTGTTCGTCAAAGAATGGAATTTCTTCTGGAACATCGACATCTGTGGGTGGTGGTGAAGCCACATAATTGATGGATTGTATCACTGTACGACGACAAGCCATTGCATTAACAGTATAAACTTGAGCATCTCTTGACAAACTATCTTGTCCAGTACAAGTATAAGAACCAAAAGTTCTTCCGTTTAAACCTATCGGATTAACTTGTGCATTTTCACCCAAAGTGTTTCCAGTATTTAAACTCAATCTGCCCGTGCTGATGTAAGTGCTCAAATTACCAATAGAAGAAATATACTGCACAGCAGAGTTCATTCTTCTCTGTGATAACAAGAAGTTATAGTCTTGTGTTTGTGGATTCGATGCGCTACTTTGTAGTACCATACCACATGTTGCATTCACATCATTTGCCAAATCTTTATCCAGTTGGATAAGCATTTGCTCAATCGAACTTTTGTTACCCTCAACGACTTGAGTAAAAAATTCATTAACTTGAGTTTGTTCACCCAAAGCACTCGACTTTACACTATAAAATTGTTTATTGGTTGAACTGGTATAAGTTTGATAATAAACTTCGTAATTTTGAACGGGAATACTTGGTTTTGGAATGTCGTTTTCAAAATAAAGTCCGTAGTTATTCAACGCAGCATAATCAAACCCTGATGATTGACGTTGTTGACTATTTGCCGGTTGATAACCATTTCCATCTGAACCACCAGCCGTTGTTCCAAATCCTCCACTTTGAACAGTTCTTACATAGTATTCAACATCTTCTCCAGGAACATTTTTGGTTTGAAGTCTTTGTTGGATTTCAAATATGTCGTTTGGATTGACCGTGTAGTATTTTCTGGCAAGTTCATACAAATCGTACTTTCTACATCCAGCAAAGAATGAATCCAATATTTGGTCCGCTCTTTGTCTGATATTTGTGTCGTTAAGAACTCTGTTTACCAACATGTTCAAAACAGAAGGGTGGTCTACAACAATTTTCCAGGTTAAAGTACCTGAACGTGAGCTGTTGGAATATGTAAACACTGGCTCTGGTCTACCGATGAAATCGGTCTGTTTAAAACTAGCTCTGGTGCTTTCATTGAATGTCAAACCATAAGGGGGGAACCACATAACTCTACCACCATTTGGACCTCTTTCACACACTGGTAAATCAGCAACGGTAAGTCCCGGTCTATTCGAAGTTCTCCATGCAAGGTTTTCAAGTGAGAACATATACTTCTTGGCATAACCATTTGGTCCTCCAATCAAGTTAGTTGAATCTTGACCACCTTCCCTTTTATTAGGTGCGATGTTAAGGTTATATGTTTTGTCAAAGATTGAATAAGAAAATCTTCTTCCTTCAGTTGTAATACCATCAGTTTTCTGAAGGTCGTTGTATTGAAGGTAAGGAGTATCTTTCTGGAATATTCTACAATACTCAACACCAACCTCAGCACCAATAGCACCAATATAACGTTGAACTTTTGAACCTTTGGTTATTTCTTTGTATCCATCATTGAATACTTTTGACACCTGGTCAATGGCATTTCCAACATGTTGGAGTCTTCTTCCTCCCCTTGGTTGAGAATCGATGATTCTCTGGGTGTCGTCCATGATTGAACCTTGTCTAAACTCAAACTCTGTTGACTCCGTTGGCTGATATGCTGAAGGTCTGAAGTCTGGGTCTTCAGCTATTGCATCTCCACCTAATCCGACAAATTTACCAGCGTTTCTTTTGAATTTTGGAGATACCCAAGTAAAACCACCAACAATGTCACCACCACTACTATATGTTGGCCCATTAGCCCCAAGATTTAGAGCTTGACCCGGTCCTTCGTATAGTTGCGCTAGCTCTTGTGGTCCATAAACAGGTGCTTGGATTTCTCTACCGAATTGGTCCACTGGTACGTCACCAGAGGGTGAGAATACCTGACTTGGTTCCGACTTGACACTTCCGATGTAATATTCACCATTGTTTGTATTTCTACCTTGAAGTGCCCCCGCAACTCTATCAAAGATTGGTCTGTCGTAACCTGGTTTGTATAGGTTGTAATCAATATTCTTGAAAAGTTGGGACCTTTGTCCACCACCGGTGTTTTCAAGAAATAATATTGAACCCCTAAGATTTGACTGCGAATTTAATCTTGCAAAAAATCTTCCCAATCCAGCAGCAGCATTAGCTCCAAGGAACGCAGCCGCTAATTGTTGTCCTGTTGTGGGAATCCCGCTGTTAATCTGCGGGTCAAAGTAATTTCCAGGAATAACCGAAAATGGTGCGTAAGAGCCAGAGATTCTATTCAATAACCCAGCAGCTGCTCCAATAATCGTTGACCCTTCTGTAATTGTCCAGTTAGGTTCTAAAAGGGGAACCCTACCATTTATAAATGCAAGTATGTCTTCCCCCCCATTTACATTCAAGAAGTTTGCTCTCCCGAGGGTGTTTCTTCTTATCTCCCTACCGATGTTGTACTCAACTTGTTTTCTTAAACTTGCGGCACTGAGTTTTGCAAGGAACGAATCACTAGATAGCAACCCATTAGAACCTGTTGGGTCGTTGCTTAGCATTATGCCAATCAACGGATAAGATGAAGAGTTAAAATTTGGATATGGCTGTGCGTTTGAGCTTCTTCCGTTGTTCTGAGTTAGTATCTCCAAAGACCCAAAGAATTCAGCAGAGTCAGTTAACTGGTCTGTGCTTGCATAAGCATTAAGTGGTTTCCACGCTGGAGCTACACCAGGAAATCCTACTTGAGCAGCAGAGAAACCTTCATCAATAATATTTGCATCCTGAAAGCCATATTCACCCTCGTTGCTTCTAGTGTTGTTCAGAGCACCAACATACGGAACTTGTTTGTAACCACCATCAGCACCATATTGGTTTAAGGGGTATAAAAGATTGGCAAGAACTGGAGTATCGATTAAGGTGTCATCAGTATCAACTGGAGACAAATCCCTTTGTATAGTTTCGTAGTTATAGGGGGGGTTGGGAAGTTTTGGTGATTTCTTGTAAGCCAGTAAGTTTCTTGCCACAAGTTTTTTTCTAAAAACTTCGGAGCTAGGAAAATCTAGTGGGCTTGCCATTTAATCTTTTATTTATAAATAGGAGTTTGTTTATTTTTTCAACTCTCTTATAGCAGCATCGGTTCTTGCTTTAACTATCTGATATATGTTGTCCTTCACTTCTGGGTTGTTGAATATAGAGAATATTTGCTGGTCTGTTAGGTTATTTGGAGTATCTACTTTGATATTAATATCCCCCATTACTTCAACTTGACCGGTGACAGTTGCTTCGCCTGTTTGTCTTTGTTGTCTGGAGTAGGTTTCCCAGCTCTTGTATCTTTCATCTTGACCTTCTCCAATACCTACTTGACGAAATCTTTCTCTTCCAGCTTCCATATTTTGGAATGAACTCACAACATTTTGAAGTCTTGAGGCAACACCAAGTTCTACCGTACCCTCTTCAACGCTTCTTTTCAAAGCATCTTGAAGGTCCTCAATACTACCCTTTCCCTTAATTAAGTTTTCTGCGGCACCTTTAAGCACATCACCAGTTTTTTCAAAAGCTTCTCTAAACTCCTTGGTGGTAGGAATAGCTTCTGGTCCATATGCTTCCGAAGCAAAGTTATCAAACCCTTCTCTGAGACTTTCTATTCCTCTTGTTAGACCGGTTTGACCAGCAATAGCATAACCCAATCGCAAAGGAAGTGCTGCAATGTCTCTTGCTATCAATTGGTCAGTGTCAAGCTGTGCTCGAGCAATTTCCTCCATAGTCTGAGGTCTCAGAGCCGCTTGTTGCTTGATTTGTTGAAATTGAGCATCAGTTAACTTATCAAGAGCTTGGGTTTGCATTTTACCTTGTTCATCTTGGAATTCAACAAAGAACCTGTTACCCTCACCCATTTTGGCCATGTTTGCCACCAACATCTTATCCTCTTCACTTCCTTGAACATCGAAAGATATTTGACTTAATCTTCTATCCAAATCTGCAGCTGCAAGTGCAGTCTTTGTCATGTTTTCATAACTCAATCCAGTTTGCTCCTGTAGTTCTTTCAGCAGACGAACTCCTCCCGGATTAATTCTGAAGTTTCCAGTCTTTTCGTCAAAGATTGTAAATTGCTTAGCCAACTCAATAATTGAGTCCTGCAGACCCTCTGGGTCGTTGATTGACTTATCCATTAAAATAAATGGGTCAACTAAATCCCCAGAGGCAACACCTAGACGTTGAAATGCAGATGCCATTTGGATTGCACCTTCTGGGTTCAAAACCTTATCAGCAAACTCAGCTGTCTGGGTCATGTCGAACCTTAACATTGAAGCTTGGGCTGCCATTTTAGAAAGTCCAAGAACCCCCCCTTCGAAGTTAAAACGGTTCATGTACTCCATACGGGAAGCTACATCACCCATTATAGTTCTGGCATTCAAACCAATAGATTGAATATAATCAACAGAATCCTCTGTTGCTTCGGCAATATTGGACATTTCAATACCAGCTATTGCAAAACTTTCCGTAATTTCACCGGCAGTTTTGCCCAAGTATTGAGCGGTAGCAAATATTTCGGTAAGTGTCTCCCTTGTTGCAACTACGTTTCTCCTGGAGGCTTCACCAATACCTGCGATAGTTGCACTAACGTCAGTTGCTTGCCCACCTAAACGTACAAAATCCGCTACGCTATCAGAAACAGCGGTAGAAAATTCTAAATACCTAGTTCGAGTTTCACCGAACGAACGGTTGATATCACTGATACCATCTTGAATTCTGCCAATATTCCCAAGTAGGTCTGCAGACTCACCGATAAGTTTTTTGAACATTTCGGCACCGCCAATATTCTCTTCCGCCATCTATGGTACTTTCAATATAAATAGAGTTTTTTAGTTTTTCTCATTCTCTCGAACCCACTTGTCCAACATATATTTTCGGACAAAGATTGGCATACTCATAAAATCTGAATATGAAAGGTGGAAAAGTTTGGACAGATAGTAGAATTCATCTATCTGACCTTGTCGGTAATCAGAAGAAAGGACGAAAAAAGTCAACCCCGAAGCCGATGTTCACAGACAGCTTTTCTCCTGACGGGGCAATAATAACCCGATTCATATCCAATCGAGGCTCGTTTTCATTCATGAATTTTTTTATCTGTTTCGAATCGGCAAGTGGCATTGCTTCGATAAACTTGTGAATTTCACCTTTGTCAGTCAAACCATTAACAGAAACAATTTCTTTTTGCAATCTCCATGTTCTCACAGGAGCAATTCTTCCTTGTGGATACGTTTCGGTCATGTTTGAAATTTCTGTTGTTTCTCCAAACGTAAGTGGTTTTAGTTTCACATTTGCTCCTGAGTTCTCCAAGTTGATACTAAAAGTTCCATCCGCATCCGGTTCGATACCTTTCTTTATGTTAAGCTCATCTAGACGCTCTGTTGCTGTGAATTTCTTTCCTGATTTGGGGTCAGTCAAATTTAGCTCAATTGTTGGTCCGAATGCTGTGTTTCTCAAGAAAACAAGAATAGCTTCAATATCCCCTTCGAGAAGTTCTTCTGGTTTAAGCCCTGGTTCGTAGATTTTCGCTCGGAGAAGATTCAAGGTCATGTCTTTACCACCAGCCATGAGAATATTTTCATCACTTGCTGTAAGGTATCCTACCTTAAGTGAATTCTTTTTATTCTTATAAAAAACTCCTTGAGAAGGGAGTGGGACAACATCGTGAGGCAGTGAAAACTGCTGTTGAGAATAATTTAAAGTATCTTGGTCCATAATAAAAAAACCGTAGAGTGCGGCTCTACGGTTAAATATACCAGATTAAAAAAGTAAATAAATAATTCTTAGTAAATCAATACACAACGGTCCATTCTCAATGTTGTTGAAATGGTTGCAAGACCATCTTGAGAATAGTTAAGAGTGTTGAAGTTAACGTCGGTTAGGAATGTTCCGTAAAGAATCCACTTTTCCACAACAACACCTGTTGGGTCAAGCATTTCCAAATCGATATCTTTTTTGTAACCAGCAGCGTATCCCATACGTCCAGTCACTGATTCAGCGTGAAGACGAACCCACTCCATCAAAGCTTGTGCTGCTGAAGGACCAATGGGGTCACGGAATGTTACTGGAATAGTCTGCCAGTTAAATCTACCCGCTACGAACGTTGAAGTATTCAAAAACTGAATTTCAGTAGGGTTGATGGTAATGTGTGGTCTTGCAGTAGATTCTACAAACCATTCGTTAATACCTAAAGATGAAGGAAACCTTAGAATGAACCTGTTTTGTCTTTTTGGTTCATAAGGAATCGGCATTTTCATTAATAAATCCGCCATCGTGTTTTCTTATTTTTTACTTTTTATCGTTTATTATAAATATACCCTTTGTGAAAAACTTTTTCTATTTACTTTTTCTGCTGGTCGGATAAAATTCACATATAAGTATTAAGTATTAGTTACTATAGATTAGTTATTAGTTCTTAATTAATTCTTTTAGTTATTTCATTTCTTTCTTAATACCTCCTTTAGTAGAATATACATTAATAGGTTCTTTTATACTATTAAAGTAATTCTGTATACTTAATACGTTTTTTTCATCATCATCAGAAAAACCAATAGTAGGTTTCTTTGGCAAAAATTTGTTGGCAACGTCTTTTTTAAGAAAAGCACTTTTTTGTAATACAACCGCCATTGCCTTAACGTATTTTACAAAATTTGCCATCGCTAATACTTTTGCTTCTTCAGGGTTTGCAGCTTCTTCTTCTACGCCAAAACTTACTGGATTGTATCTATTCATCTCGAGGTAAGACCAAATTAGGTCTTCATCATTCATATTTTCTTCACCGGTGAAATCTCGATATTTTTTTAAGTTTTTGACCAGCTCTTTTTTTGAAATGCCACCAAAACCATTAGTGATATAATTGAAGATGGCTTGTTTAATAGTTTCCGGATTGTGCCCTCTTGCTGTGATAATAGCAAAAATAGACCCATTATTTACAGCTTCCTTAAAATCAGTCCAAGCAGGTCCTAGCTTAGCTTTCATTGCATCAACAAGAAAATCTCTATCCCCGTCTACACCAAAAAATCTAAACGGGTTGGTAGCGTAGTTAGATACTGTAACTCCGTTGTATTCAAAATTTTCTTTTCCGATTTTACTACGATATGAAGCATAATCCTCGGTAGACATTGGAACTTCTTTTCCTTCGGAGTCCTGCAGGATAATTTTGGTCGGCATGTGCACCAAGTTGTCGTCCCAGTCAAAAGCGTAGTATTTGAGGTCAGGGGTGCCGGTTTTAAAAGACGACTTATGTTTTGTTTTCATTGTTGAAATGGCAAAAAAAGGGTGGGAAAGTTATTTTTCCCACCCCAAAGATATTAAATATTTTCGAAAGATGCTCCAGTAGGAGTAATCAAGAATTCGATATCTATAAATTCAAGTGCCTTTGTTGGTTTCAGATAGATTTTACCAGTCAAAGTATTTCTATCCAAGTCCTCAGGAGTCGAAGAAACGGTTACGCGGAAGTCGTACAAACCACGGTCTCTTCTGATTGAATCCAAGATTGGGTTAACCGAATCCAAGAATTGCTGTCTTACGATTTCATCATTTTGTTCGAACAGAAGTCTTACAGCAACAGCAGAAATCAACTTTCTAGCCTGAAGCAACAATCTTCTTACGTTCAAACGATTTAACGCTGTGTCTCTAACTTGAAGAGTTTTGTTACCCCAAATTACAGTGCCCACGTCTGAGAAGGTAGCAATCGGGTTGATACGCCCTTGGTAAAGAGTATCTCTATCCTCTTGTGTTAGTTTTAATCTCGCTTTAACAGAATTAACAAGACCTCTTGTGTAACCCGCAGATGCGAACCATGGGAAAGAAATGTTGTCAGTCAACGCTAAATTTCTACAAACTTGACCAGTTGGCGGAATGTAGATTTGAGTATTATTGACGGTGTCTCTTTCAAGTATCCATGGGTAGTAAGTTGCCGTATACGATGAGTCAATTCCAGTTTGGTCTAGATTATCCACCGCAGCTTGAGGGTAAATAATTTCGTACTGAGAAGTACCATCAGGAGTATACATGTTGTAGTCAGGTGTAGTTACGATGTAGACCGCATCTGCTCTCTCATTCTCCACCATTCCGATTGCTAACTCACACAAGTTAGAGTTGTTTACATAGTCAATACCAGGGGTTGCAAACACGTTAATGTTTGTCGATTCTGGATTATTGAATGTCAATTGACCTAACAAGTATGCGTAATAGTCAGTGTTTGCGAAATCTTGAGTGTTATCACCAATGACAATTCTCTTAAAAGTACCATCACCAGATGCTGTTGGGTATCTTTGAGTTGGTGTAGAACCTTGCAAGTAACCAGAAGCACCTAAAGCAAATCTGTCTTGGTTAGTTCTAAACTCTCTGTAGATGTCCCATCCGTCGAAACCACCCTGGAATACACAGGTGAATTTTCTAGAGTAAATAAAGTAGTAAGGACTTTCTTGCGAAGTAGGTTCAGAATCAAAACTTGCAACACCGCAATCAAATGCTGGAGTTCCACTAGTTACTTGTGAATTAGCAATAGTAACAACTGTTGCTCCAGAGTCCATGTGGAAACCTTTAGTTTGGTAGTTCCAAGGCTCTGAAGTTGTTGCCAAATCCCAACCAGTAACCGGATTCTTTTTCCCTTTGTATTGAAGTAAGTCAGTATCAATTCCAAATTGCGAAGAAATACCCAAGTAAGTTCTTCTTACAATGTCACCAGATGAAGTAACAATATTTGCACCACCAGCAGTAGTTCCAAAAGGTGGGTCATAAATTGTTTCACCAGGGAAGAAGTACTTGGTTTTGATAATAGGGAATGGAGACGGGTTAGTTGCTGTCTCGTAAATTCTCTCTTCAAGACCATAGAATCCACATGGTAAAGCGTCAACAGGATATTCATCCGACATTTCCACCATTATGTATGCAGAATTTAAAGGATACTCCCCATCAACAGAGCCAATTTGCTTTCCAATAAAGCTGTTTTGGGATGGGTCCATTGTACAGTTAGTGTATTTTTCATAAACAACTGGGTTAGCATCGGTATCGAAGAAATCACGAACCAATACATCAAATGTTCCATTGTTGAAAGAAATGTTTGCGATTGAAATCTTAACATCTGTGTTAGCAGAATTACCATCACTGATAGTCATAAATCTGAACAAGTTGTAAACTTTGTTACCACGAAGTTCAGATACAAAGTAAGGTGTTTTTGGTGTTTGGTACTGGTCAAGGAACCATGCAATAGAGGTGGTTGAAGCTTTATCACGAGCTTCAGGAAGTGCAATCAAATCGCACTTAACACCACGAATATATCCTTTGTTGTAACCATAGTTCAACATACCCAAGTAAGATTCCTCAACGTAAATTGGAACTTCTTGTCTTGGTTTAGAGAAGTTAGCAATTCCAAGAACTTTTGTAATATAGTTTGCATTTGTTGAATCAAATGATGTATCAAAAGAGAAAGTATTACCTTCGTAGGTTACACCACTTAGCTGGAATGTTGCAAATGGGCTTTGTGAAATTCCAGAGTATGCTCCTGTACAAACCAAATCCAAATCAGTTAAACCAGTAACTTGATACTGAGGACCATGTAAATTAGAACTATAAACTGATATACCGCGTGAACGAATTGTTGCGAGAATCAAATTATTCCATTCGGTATATGCAGTACCAGAGTATATGTAAGTTTCACCTGTAATTGTTCCAGAGAAAAATCCAGAAGCCCCCGTTACAAAGTTGGTTACATCATAATACCAAGAATATCCAGAGTAACTATTGTTGTTTGTAACGTCGAATGTTGCATAATACCAAGGGTCGTTTGTTCCAGAAGACAAATCAGCAGAATCAAGACTCAAATTATTGCAACCAAAAATGTTACCAAGATTGGAGAACTGAGCACTCAACGTTGTGTAATCTGAAGTTGGAATAGAACCGTAGACATTTGCTGTTGAAGCAGAAAGAGTGGTGTTACCTGAAATATCCAACATGAACCCGAATAAGTCTGCATTGTAAGTTGAGGTTGAACCATCCGTCAATGTATATTGTGTTGACAATGAGTTTGAAACAAGCGCAGGTAAACCACTAGCAAAAGTAAGAGTTGTACCTGAGGTATATCCAGTAAAGTTAACTGTGAATGTGGTTCCAGCTGTGCCAGTGTCAATACCAACTGTGGTACCATTTACGTTAGCAATAGCCTGTAAACTCCAAGAAGGTCCTGCGTCGTATCCTGATAAACCAAGGATACGAGTAACAAACAATTGATTTGATTGTTGCAAGTAGGCTTTGGCTATGTAAGCTGCTTCGTACTTTGGAATTTGTGTGTTTATGAATTTTGTTGGTATAGTACCACCAAAGAAAGTTTGGAACTCATCAAAGTTAGTGATGAAGATAGGTTCGAAGGCAGGCCCCTTTTGAGTTTCACCCACCAAACCCAAAGTAGTGACACCAACACTTTGAGCAACAAAAGATAAGTCAGTTTCTGATGTGTAAACCCCTGGGGACACAAAAACTTTTTGGTTTGCTTGAGATGTTAATTGAAAAAACATTTTTTAATTTTTCTTATTCGGTTTTATTTTTATGATAAATATTTGATTTAAACACAAAAAACTTGACTTTTAAGTATGTATTAGTAAGCAGTATGATTTTTTTCTGCCTTTTTTCTACCTTTATGAAAACTAGCCCTAAGAAGATAAAGAACCTGAAAATATCTGAAACGACACACCAAGTGTTGAAAGAGTATTGTGATGAGAATGGTTTGAAAATTTACAAATACCTAGAAAAGTTGATTCTAGAGAATTGTAAAAAGAAAAAAGATATCTACGGAGAGAACTAAACAAGCTTAGCTTCAAACTCAATCAAAGCTTCCTGACCAGCAGTTTCTTTGGTGATTTCAACTCTTAATAAATCACCGGTGTTGAGTTGAATAGTTTGAACATCTTGTCCGTAATAATCATCGTTAATGTAAACAAAATATTCGTCAACATTCGAACTTTTAATAAAACTCAAATTAATTCTGTAATCAACTTTATCATCTATAATTGAAGAGTTGTTTGCAGTATAAAATAAATTGTATTGAAATTCATCGGGATTAGCTGGAGTGATTTGCGCTCTTTTACCTTTTGGCACTTGAGAATCAACCTCAAATAGTTGAACTACTCTTGAAATTGCAGGTTTTACCTCAAATTCTTCTTCGTCAATCAAGTAACCAAGCATGGTGAAATCATAACTTTGGATATAGTAGTTTCTTTTGTCCACATCGATTACCGATTCATCCGAAACATTGTTCATTATAATTGGAACATACTGCCCCTTTATAAAAGTATATGCTTGGCGGGATGAAAAAGTTTGCAACACATTTTTGTTAAATGTATTGAGTTCCCTCATTCTGTTACAAAGAATTTTTACGCTGTAGTTAATGTCCACAGGTACTGGTTGGGGAATTGTGTAAATGTCGTACCCTTTTTGGTTTCCGTTCCACGTTGGGACCTTAGCGTAATAAAATTGTTTTCTAACAGGAATAGTATATTGAAGTGAGGGATTTGAACCATATTTAACTTCTGGCTGACGCACAACGGTTATAAAAGGAAGTTGCACGTTAAAGTCCTGGTCAACAAAGTTCCAAGTTTCAGTAAACTGGGACCACCTCTGATTTGTAATAATTTTATCAACAACACTAATATCTTTTCCGGAAACTGTCGTCTTAAGTGAGGTTTGAACAAAATCTAACATACCACCATCCAAGTCAGCATGCAAAACACTCTGAGGTAGGTAGGTTCCGTCTTCGTTAATGAACTGAAGAAGTTGTTCTCTACGAGCTGAAAGAATTTTAGGTGGAACCAAGTTGATATCTGGTTTCACCTGTTGCTTGAATATGGGGACTTTAGGTAGTGCCATTAGGTTCCAAAGAATTCATTTTGTGAGGTAGGAACGGCAATAACTGTTCGGTAGAACGGCTTGTATCCTCCATAAGTGTGTTTATTGTCCGAAACCACACGACCGTCGTCTGACACGGTGTAGTAACGAACTTTGCTTTCAGACTCATAATATCCTATGTAATCACCATAAGCGATATCTACACCTAGTTCATCCAAGTAAGCTTGGTAAACTGAGAAACGCATGTTACCAGGTTCATTCTGTTCAATACGAGAGGTTCCAAGTTTTTGACCGGTAGGAGCAAGAATTTGAACATAACCCTTGATTTCAACAGGAGCCAAGAACTGAATACCACCCTCGGGCGATTCTCCGTAGACATCATCAATACGGGTTTTATACCTATCAATTCGGTAAAGCACCACGGTGAAGTTCATATCACCCTCGAGCCATTCCTGACCCATGGAGATATCCAAAGAATAATCTTCCCCACCAAAGAACTTCCCTAATCTAGTAATTGGAACTAACTTCTCTGCCATAACACTTATATTGATAAATACCTGCTGTATTGATATATTTGAATAAAGTATGTTTGATAAAAACCCACTTAATGTTTTTGTGCAACCCAGTCCCGTCCATGGGCTTGGTGTTTTTGCGGCTAAAGACTTCTCAAGTGGGGAAATTATTGAAAAGTGTCCCCTCTTAAAACTGGACGTTCACGAAAAAAGCCCTTTACTCGTTGATTACCGTTTTTGGTGGGAAGTAGATGGAAAAAGAATGTTTTATGTTTTAGCACTCGGATACGGGTCTTTGTATAACCATTCCAACCAACCCATGGCATATTTTATTAACAATCACAAAGATTTCACAATTGATTTTATTGCCACAAGGGAAATTAAAAAGGGTGAAGAAATTCTTATTGATTACGGTGGGGAAGAATATTGGAGCTCCAGACAATATGTGAATATAAAATGATGAGTCCTGAATTACCCATAGAATCAAAAGCATTGGCGGTCCTGGAAAATTATCAGGGAGCCAACAACTATATTCTTGGATTGCTGCGTAAGTTTCAGAAAAATCAAAAGTTTTTTCCAACACGAAGTCAAGCTGAATACATTTTAACAAATAAGGACAGGGTTCCCATGGTTGCAAAAAAATGGGTGGTATTAGACACTTACTTTGCAAACAAAATCGCAGATGAAAGATTGCTTATCAACATCCCGGAAAAAATGTGGATTGAAAAACTTCTGGCGGAAAAAGACAAAGCATATCATGTCTGGGGAAAATTCTTTGAAAATGATGAACTTACTGATATGTGGGTTCCAAAAGCAGCAATCATTAAAGATAACAAGATAGAAATTGCCGAGGTAGATTATTCCAAATATTCTCATCGCCCCCCCCTTGAACATCAGAAAATTGCAATCGAGGAGTTGTTGAAAAACAAAAAGTATATCTTAGCCGATGATATGGGATTGGGCAAAACCACTTCAACAATCATTGCATCTTTAGAAACTGGGGCAAAAAAGATTTTGATTATTTGCCCAGCGACCCTGAAGATTAACTGGCAAAGGGAATACCAACTCTACAGCGATAAGACCAGTTATGTTTGTGAGGGAAAAAATTATTCCGAAGATGCGGAGATTGTGATTATGAACTACGACATAATCAAAAATTTCCATGATGCCAAGGACCGAGCGAATTCTGTTATGCTCAAATCCAAGTTTGATTTGGTAATAATTGATGAGGCTCACTATGTTCAGAATGTTCAAGCACAAAGAACAAAGTTAATCAATGACTTGGTGAGAGATATTGATAGATTGTGGTTGCTCACGGGTACTCCTATGACATCAAGACCTATTAATTACTTCAACCTTTTGTCGTTGGTGGATTCACCCGTGGCAAAAAATTGGATGGCTTATGTTATTCGCTATTGTGCGGGTTATCAGTTTAGAGTGGGTCCAAGAAAAGTTTGGAATGTCACCGGAGCATCAAACCTGGAAGAGCTACGTGATAGAACTGGAGCTACGGTCTTAAGACGCTTGAAGGAAGATGTTCTTGATTTGCCAGATAAAATTATCACTCCCGTTTATCTTCGCCTGCGCTCGAAGAACTATGAGGAACTCATGGGTGAATATTACAATTGGTATGAGAAAAACCCCGAGGAAAGTAAAAACCTTTCAATCCAGTTCACCAAGCTAACGCAAGTGAGACAACTCATCGCTGATGAAAAAACCCAGCACACCATCGAACTTGCTGAAAACATTATCGAGCAAGGGAAGAAAGTTATTATTTTCTGCAACTTCACCCATTCTTTGGAGACCATCTACAATCACTTTGGTAAAGCTGCGGTAAGGCTAGATGGTTCGATGAGCAAGACCAGTCGTCAAGATTCTGTTGATAGATTTCAAACTGATGATAAGGTACAGGTTTTTGTTGGAAATATAAAAGCTGCTGGTGTTGGTATCACTCTAACAGCAGCAGAGGCTGTCATCATGAATGACCTTTCATTTCTACCCTCAGACCACAGCCAGTCTGAAGACCGAGCCTACCGATACGGACAAAAAAACAACGTGCTTGTCTATTACCCCATCTTTGAAAACACCATAGAAGGAATTATCTACGACATACTCAATAATAAAAAGCGCATTATAGCCACCGTTATGGGGGATGACACCCCAGATGAAACAAATATTGTAGAAGAAATCTTAAACAGTATAAATCGGAAAAGATAATCGGTCGGTTTCTATTATTTATAGAAAAACATAAAGACCATGGAACATATACAAGAACAAGTCAATAACATAGAAAAGCAAATCATCCACGAACAAAAAAAAGACCAAGTAAGGGAACTCCTCCAAGAAGGAAAAAAAATAGGAATAGAAAAACTCCCTTATAGTTATTCAGCCGTAAAGAGATTCATAGACTCAGAAACTATGAATGTTCACTACAACAAACACTACAAAGGTTATGTGGATAAGCTCAATGGACTCCTCCAAAAAAGAAAAGGAGACCATGACTTGGAAAAAATAGTTAAAAACATTTCTCGGTACCCCAAAGGTATCAGAGACAACGCAGGGGGTGCATTCAACCACGCTCTTTTCTGGAACATGCTTTCTCCACAACCACAAAGAGTTGGCAGACCACTTCTTGCTCAAATAAAAAAAGATTTTGGAACCTACGAGAAATTCAAAAAAACTTTTGAAGATGTAGCTAAACAAAGGTTTGGCTCTGGTTGGGTATGGCTCGTCCTAACTAACAAAGGGACATTGAAAATTATGTCAACTCCCAACCAAGACAATCCTCTTATGAACATCATCGAAGGGGGGGGTTACCCACTTCTTGGACTCGACCTTTGGGAACATGCCTACTACTTGAAGTACAAAAACAAAAGAGACGAGTACATCAAAAACTTCTGGACCGTTGTAAACTGGGAGTTTGTTGACAAAATGTATCAGATGAAAACTGAAACAAAATTGCTCGAGTCAAAGCAAATGGCTACCTTGTTAAAGGAAACCACCGCTGAAAACTGCAGTAGAAGTGATGTAGAGTTTTTCAGAAATCTTTTCAACGTGAACGTACCAGCAAGAAACATTTACAAAAACACAATCAACGATGTGTTAAAAAAAGTTTTTCCCGACAAGTATCACGACAAAAAAGAAAATGGAGAAATCCCCGGAATTTACTACTTGGAAAAACCAGGCAGAAGTGTAATCAACTTTTTAAATACCAACTATTCAGCACTTTGTTTGATGATGCGTGATGTAAACCAACGACTTGAGAGGGTTGAGGGACAAGAACCAATTAACTTTCAAGACAAAGCACCAGCGGACCAAATTAAGGAAATGAAAAGATTTGCTAACTGGATTGAAAAATTTGGCAAACAAATTTTTGACACTAATGGCACTACCTTCCAGATGTTAATAAAAATATTAACTGAAAAAGATAGAGTTGGTTCGAGACGTGAAAAATCAGCAATCAAAACTTTGCAGGAAAGTTTGCCTGATTTGAAAATTATTGGAACCTCTGGAAACGGAAAAAGTATTGATGCGGAAAAGAAAGTTGACGCACATATTGTAATCGAAGGAAAAAAGAAAACAGCTCAAATCAAAGGGTTCTCGGACATTTTGGAACAAAACGGAAAACTTGTTGTCACCAAAACCGGTGAGGTAGCAAAATATAATGTTGACCTTATGGTATTTGTTAAGGGAAACAAAGTCGCGGTATTTGAGAACAACGGAGAAATACTAATGGGTAATTATGTTTTTGACAAAAAACATTTACTATACGATTTAAGATAAGTGAGGTATTTATTGGTATGGCAGTTTTACCAGAACCAGAAAGAAGTAGGATTTATACCAGACTTCGTCACCAATTAGGTGCCCCACTTAGAGCTGTAGAATTAGAGGACGAGATGCTCGATTCCTTAATGGAATTGTCTATTCAAGATTATGAACAATACACTTTAGATTGGCTTATTGAATCCAACTGGGTCAACTTGGTTAACCTGAATATGAAGGAAAAATCTGTTGCAAGAGCGTTAGTAACTAGAACCTTTAATTTGGAAGACCAGTTCACTTATGCATATTCAAAAATTGTGGGGTTGCAAACAAGTGGTCCTTATGTTTTGAAAAAAGATTATTTTATCTTGAGTGCCGATACACAATCTTATGAAATCCCGGCAGGTCGTGAAGTAAACGAACTACTATGGTTTTCGAATCAACCGTTCCAAAACCTAGCTCTGTGGGGGACTACTGACTATGGTTTTGGTGGTTTAGGTCTTGGTGCAAACCAAGCTGGTTATGCACAAATAGGTACTGCTGGTGGTTACTTTATGATGAGCGGATTCGATTATTTAATCCGTGCACAAGAAGCAAACATCCTGAACAGAATATTAGGGGGTGCCTTAACTTATAAAATTACCGGTCTTCCAGACGGAAAAAGGTTAATCACTTTGTACAACGCACCTGGTTCGAACTTCTCATTTAGTAACTATTCTCAATATACTGGTAAAGCTGTATGGTATTGGTACTATGAGACCGATGGTGATAGTAGAGCACAATGTCTAAAAGACAATCCTGATATTATTAAATTACCCTCCGATGTTCCAATTGAAGAATTGAGTTGGGAAGATTTAAACACTCCTGCCCAACAATGGGTAAGAAAGTGGTTTACAGCTTATGCTAAAGAAACATTAGCAAGAGTAAGGGGTAAGTTCTCAGGTAATTTGAAAACTCCGGATTCTGAACTTCAGATGGATTATCAATCATTAGCCACAGAATCAAAAGACGAAAAAACTAAACTAGAAGAGGAACTCAAACTTCGATTAGAAAGACTTCGTCCAGAAAAACAAATGGAAAAAGAAGCTTTAATTGCTGAAAACTTGAACAAGCAAATGAAGTTTAGAGCGATGCCCAGACAAATTTATGTGATATAATATGGCTGTTATTAAAAACATACCATCACAGAGACTTATTAATGGAAAAGTAATCAACACATCAGAAGTATCTGTTGTATCTGAACCTTTTTACGAAACTCACGGAGAAGCTTGTATAGTAATAAGAGGGGTACAGCAAGCCAAAATAAGGTTGGATAGTATCTCTACCGACCATACGGTAATCAAAGCCATGACCAAAGTCCTTATCATTCCTGACATCGGAAAAATTGATGAGGAATATGATGAAATTTTAATCGACAAGGGAGCTTGCGTAGAATTTAGATTCTGCGCAGGTGTTTGGTATATTATATCCTCTGACGGACTTAAGATGTCTTAAGAGGGATATTCTTTAAATCTTTTACACTTATCGTCTTAACTCCCGTGGTTCCTTGAGCTAACTCTACGAAAACTCCTTGGTTAGCTAAGAATTCAAAAACGTAAAAAAGATAATCTGGGATTACCAAATCAGGACGAGTGACAGACACTCCAATATGTTCTGGAGAGTATTCACGGGTTGGACGACCCACCTGTTTTTCGCTGCCACGACGAACAATCCAAAAATCAGCACCTGGGTTATCTACCGACAGGTTAACTATGTGTTTCAGTTTCATAGCTGTAAATATACTGCTCCCAACCTTCTTCCGCCAAATCATAGATATAATTTTCTGAAAGACCTCGTTTTCCCCAATATTTCACCTCGCCATCAGAGAGTGACATTACCTCCTCCAACTCATCCTGGTCTCCAGTACCCATTGGATAACCATTAATCATTTCACATTGAGCGGCAGTAAAAATACCCATTTCTTCGGGGTTATTTACAATTAACCCATTTCTAATGTCATCTTTGAAACAAACCAGCAATGGTTCAATGCGTTTGTTAAAAGTCGCCATTGCTCTTGCTACATTATAATCACCAGTCAGGTCAGGATTATTCTCCAACTCATCGTTATCGAGAATATAACAGTTGAGTTTAATGTAAGATGCGATGTCTTGTAAAACTTCTCCAGTCTTTTCAAAATGTTTTTTCTTCTGAAGTTCAGAATACTTCTTAGCAGGAACTTTTTGGACATCACCATGTGAGGCTTTTTCTCCGTTATTAACATAAAGAATAACGTCTCCCAAGTTCACATTCATCTTGTGTTCAATTGCTAGTTCCATGTGAGCTTGACGTGACATCAGGGAGCCCGCTTTTGTGGTCTGTGTGCAACGAACTTTGTAGTCCTCAATAGTCTGCTTGATTTTAGCTTTTTGTGCAATCTGAGCCAAAGGAATTTGTTGGTTGTAAATCTTTTCAATGTACTCATAGTAGTAATCAACAAATTCTTTACCCTTACCTTCCAAAAGCATCTTAATACCCTTGTCCAAGAACTTCTCAATATATCCTGGTAGTTTTTTGGATTTAATGGAGTTACCTGTGAGTTTAATCTTTCCCTTGTAATCCATAACCGCATAGTTCTTACGAGCAAGGTTGATACATGATGGCCATACACCATCGGTGTCAAGAGCCATTTCCCCCCTCATAAAGATGTCATTATATTCGGCAACGTCTGCTTCAGCACCCTCATATACCTTACCGGCCTTTACTTTCCAGTTGAGTCCACGACCTACATACTTTCTATCTTTTGCTCCCTCGGGCAGAGAAAAGTTCACACCATCGGTGTCCATAACCAAAGGTGTATAACCTCGTGACATAAAGAACTTAATCATTTGACGAAGGTATTGTCTACCGGTACAGGTGATTTGTTCACCCATATACATGTCACCCCATGGAAATACCTGAGGAGCTGACAAAGCACCAAACATGGAGTTGATAAAGATTTTAATGGGAAGCTGCTTGTTACCATACGATTCACTTTTTTTCCGGTCGATTTCATAGTATTCTTCAGCAAGTTGCTTGTACTTAATACGAGCATCACGGAAATACTTTAGCATTCCTTTCATCGCACCAGTAACATCACAAGCAGGGAACACGTCGTGTACAAGCTGAATGGAAGGATACAGAGAAGAGAAGTCAAGTTTGAGAACATCCTTGGAATACCCAACCTTTAATAGACGAGAAAGACCACCCACAAAATCTGTTTTACCTTGCCTAGCAGGTACAGCCAAATTGTTTTTGTAACTCCAAGCCAACATAAGCATTTTCCACAGAGTAGCTGTTCCCATTGTTGAGACCCGCTCATAAGTTGTTGGAATCATAGTAGCTAGAAGAAAAGATGCTTGGTTGAACTCCTTATCAACCTTTAAAGTTTCCTCCAAGTCATCCTGAAGATAACGCTCTACAATATCAGCACCAGTGGTGAGGAGGTATGTATCTGGAAATTTGACATCTAAATCAACAAAGTCCCCCTTCTTTCGGTATTCACCATTTTTAAGGTTCAACCAATATTCTTGGTTGTCGGTATACATTTTACCGATGTTCTCGTGTCCAATATAAACTCGGTCCGGTTCCTTGGCATTGATGTATTCAGAAATGTATTTCAGACCCGCTGACTTGATGGATGAGTTAATAGCTTGAGCTCTACGAACAGCATGGATAATATCAATGTTGTTGTAACCCCAAATGGAAGTCTGCATATATTTCTCCACCTCATTGGCGAGTTTAAGCATATTCTCCTTTTGTGTTACAGAATGCTTGGGGTGAAGAGATTTAATAATCTTCTTGATATCCATACCCAATAACCTAGTACGCTCAAACAACCAATACCAGTCAAAGTTTGCTGAGTTGTAACCCCCAATGATACTAGGTTTAAGCTCGTTGATAATGTCGAAAAACTCCCTAATACCCTTGGCTTCATCTTCCTCATTGATACATTCGATAATCTTATTGTATCCTTTGTTGGTTCTAATACCAATCATAAAGATGCGACCATCCTTAGGCTCAAGTGAGGTAGTCTCCAAGTCAAAAACCAATCGGGTTACATCATCATAATCTTCAAACCCTTTGAATAAGCGTTTTTCCTTTGAGATAAAGTATTGCTCGACGGGGGGGAGAATGAGAATCTTCTCTTTAAACTTCTCGCTCCAGGGGTCAGCACCGCCTTCTCTGAAGAATTGAATTAAACTTCTATAACCCTTCAAGGATTTTACCATAAAGGTCAAACCCTTCTCCATTCGAGGGTCTCCATGAGTGTCTAGCTTAGTGATAACAATTCCATGCTTGGTCATTGCCTCTTTCTGCAGACCCTTGGAGTTTTGGTAAAAACCCATGTTGTGCAAATCGCCAACCCAACAAAAGGGTATAAAAGTGTCTTTGCGTATTTCTTTGCCTTTACCGGGAATTTCTTTGATTTTGTAAATTGAATCTGACGCATAATCAAACTCACACGCTACAATAAACTCCTCAGGGTCATTACCCTCAAGGAATGATTTGATGATTTCTGAATCAATCATTTTATAAAAGTTTTACCGAGTGACACATTATCTTTCACCAACAGGTGAAGTTTGTCTTGCTCATTCTCTTATAAATATAGATGACCGAAATCAATCAGTCAATTAGCAACAAGCTTGTTCTGAAATAAAGCTATCTTCGATATTGATGTAAAGTTCCTCTCTGATAGGAACAATAAGACTACCTTGTTGAGTACCCAAAAGACCACTGTTCTTAATTAGGAACTGTCCCTGGTATCTTCCTGGTGTGTCTGTTTGTCTAGATGTGAACTGATAATAAATGTAATACTCAACCGGAGCTCCAGGTTCGTTTTGAATTAAACTTACTATAGAACATGGCGCACCTACAATCTTGGGAATTCCCGTCTGAACATTTACCATAGAAAAATAAATTGTTGAGAGTTCCAAAAACTCCATGGTATCACCATAACTACTGCGTCCATCCTGAACGACTTGCATTTTTAAAACAGGCAGCGTAGCATTTTTGCGAATAAAGAATTCCATACAAAGATAAATACTTTGTTAGGACTCTTTTCTTAATTTACCATCGTAGAATTCAAACCTGTCGTGTTCAGTGGGGGTTGCAAACAACAAAGCGGGCTTAATATTTTCTTTTTTAGTTTCTTGGTAGATATGGCTCATCCAGGTTTGTTCAAATGGTCTATCCCACTTTGTAGTCAAAAACATTTTTTCATTACCGTATTTGGTAACCACCTGAGGCCAGTTACAATAATAAACTTCGCCAATACCATAAGCCAAGTTTTTGTAAGAACGAACTTCATCAAATTTTGTTCTTGGAGCATTGGGGTCTAACCCTTGAACTGGCAAGGTAGACTTCTCGGGCCAATATTCCTCTCTAACACTTTGAGGTACATTATACCAAGACCATTGAGTTCCATTGTCACCATAGAATTCGGTAAAATTGAGTTTCAAGAAATCCAAAGAATCCTTTTTAGCTATTTGAATTGACTTATTATACAAGTCAGGAATGTGTCTCACAAAACCATTTTTACAAACAGTGTCAACACCGTTGTAGAAAAACATATCATCTTCAAAAAACCAATAGAAATCAAAATTATTTTCTTTTGCATGCTCAGCAATCCATTGTCTTCCACCGCAAATACCAAGATTGTCTTTTTTGATGTGTTCGAAATTGAACTCCTCACATAAATTTTGATATGCTTCAGTCGTTGTCAAATCCGATGAGTTGTCTAATAAAAACTTTTTGGGCTTATCAATAAAGTTTTTATCATAAATGGTCATTGATTTGATAAGGGTTTCAAATTGATTTGGACTGTTGAAGGTAATAACATAAAGAGCAGTATTTTCAGTGTTCAAATCTGAATAAGCAATTTTGCCCTGAGTATTTTTCACTTTGTGTGTGTTGTTTTTTAAATCTTCACAAAATTTACCTATCAGACCGTTTCCTTCAATTTCATAGTAGTCAAACAAATCTGGATGTCGATAAAGTAGGATACTAAATAATGACTCCTCAGTTCCCATGTAACCATCCGATAGAGTTTGGTTCATCACGTTGTAATAAAGACCGTTAACGTCGTTAATAACATCTTTTGAACCACCAAAAATACCACCTCGACAAACAAGCTTTACATTTTTACTTGCGTAATTGTTAATCTTAGGATATGAAAATCCATGAATTTCTCTTTCAGCAGCGTAAGGGAATGCTATGAAACCAAACTTGTTAAATAATTTGTCAAACTTTAAATGAATTTTATCGTGGGTAAAATATCCGGGGTGAACGGTATTCGTAATCCCAGCATCAATCCAAAACATATGACTTGAATCAAAAGAATCAAAAATCCTCGCATCATTTAGCAAAAACATTTTCGACATAACAAGTGGATTATACATATCCAATTTTGCTTGCGTAGATTCTGGCAACCAACCTGATTGATTATACCACTCAGGATTGGTTCTTATATTTTGAATTTTGGTGTAAAAATCATTTTTAAACCATTCTTGACCCCTCGTAATAAATTGAGTGTTGCTTTTATCTCTTCTTTCCCAGACGAAAGGTTCAAGTTCTGCCTCACCAAAAATTATTAAGTTAGCATCAATTTGTAAAAGCTGTTCAAACTTGTCCAAATAATGTTGAAAAGAACGTGACCAACCCTCTTGAAGTTCATCACGTTTGATATTCCATAAACCAGTAACGAAAGTAACTTTATTCATAAATTCTATTAAACTCTTCTAAAATTCTATAAAAACTTTTTTTATCTTGATAGTATGATATATCCAAATCACGGGGACCAGAATCAGGACACCACCAAATATCAAATTCTTTAACTGTAAATAACTCATGATGGTTAACTCTCATCATGGACATAATACCTTCTTCGTGTGGTAAATGTTTATCTTCTGCAACTATTTTTGTCATGTAATCTTCGAAAATATTTACCATTTCATCCCATTTCGAGACATGACCACCGAATAAACCACCAATAACGTGCAAACTTGCATCGTAATTTTTATACCACTTCCGGTCAACAGTTCCCGACCAATAGTACTTGAAATTTTCCTTAGCTAATATCAAAAACTTATTGTCTGTGTCATTTATCAAATTCTGTAAAAAGTTATTATTAAACAAGGTAGACTCATAGTATCTTCGTTCAGGGTGTGTACCATTAAGATATTTGTTTGGAATCAACCCTGTATGAGATAAACCAGCATCAATCCAAAAATAATAATCATAGCTTTTATTTTCATTCCACCACCAATGAAACTTTGAATATTGAATCTCAATACATCTATCGCTTCTTTTTGTGACTTCAACATCTTTATATTGGTTTATCAAATTTTGATATTTGGTTTGATAAATGTCATAAACTCTAAGTTCCAGTTTTTCAGGGGATACTTGGTGATTAACATAAAAGAATTCTTTTAAAGATTCTATTTCTCTATCTGAAGTGTAACATAAAAAATCCGCATCACTCATTTTTAGAAGAGAAAGCAAGCTCCATCTGTAGTGACCGTTTCTTCCAGGTCTTCCACCCAAATCACTCCCAAACAAATCGCTGTAGATACATGTAATAAATTTAATTGACATCGATAGTTTCTTTTATACTTTGTTCTCTTTTTTGTTTATTTAACCCTGCGTTACAAAATTCTCCAGGTATTTTTACTGGACTGAATAAGTTCCAATTATAGGTCTGCAAATAAAAATTATTGTAATTACCTTGCGAAATATCGGACCAATCTTCACCTTGAGTACAAACTGGGACAATCGGACAATAACTTTGAAATTTCTGAACAATAAACTGAAAAGTAAAATCGTCTAAGGCATAAAAATAATTACCATTTTGAAATCTTGTTTCACCTATATTGAACATTTCATCATAAATTGATTCATCATAAATAATCATGTTAGCAGCATAAATATCGCGATGATTCGGGTCACGTTTTTCTGGTAGATTTGTCATATCTAAGAGCAAATTGTGTTCTCTAGAACGTTCAATGTGACGATTTAGAGTCGGTGATAGATTTAGAATAGCATACTCTAAATCATTTATTTCGGAATCTAGTTTATTAATAAAATCATGAGCATAAGGCATAATTTCACAATCATCCTCCATAATCATTACTTTTTTATAGCCACGTTCTTTCGCTATTTTTATTATAGATAGTTGTGAGTCGGTAATACCGATATACGAGTTTGTATCAACAGCTTCAAAAACTTCGTAATCCCATCCGAGATACTCCATTTGTTTTTTGAATCGTTCTAATCTATCTGGTCGTCTTTTTAAATTTACGACAAATTTTGGTATTTCACTTAGTTTCATATTTTTTTCATTCTGGCATGTTAGCAAGGTTACGAGCTTGATTCATGTTTGAGTAGTTCGTAAGTCTATTAAGTATATTTGAAAAGGAAGGTCTTTGATTAAACAATATTGGTGAATGAAAATAAATTTTCAAATCATGATTTTTAATTTCCTGAACTCCTTTTGTTCTGTTATCCATCAACCAGTGGTCTTTTACTGCTAATACACTAAAATAACTATCAAGTTGTTCTCCGTATACAACTAATTCTTTATCCAGATAATTGAAGTTTTCAACAACAAATTTTGCAAACTTCAATGACGTAATATAACAAGTTGCTTGTACAAACTTATTTGGTTTGATAAGATTTTCACTAACGTATGTTGCGGGCTCCAGTAAACAAGCACCCAAAAAAAGAGCATCAAAATCGGTATCGTACAATTTTCCAATCATTTCATCTGTTAATGGACGATTAGATTTATCACATACGTCAAGATAAAAATCATCTTCGAAAACAATCATTTTTTCCCAGCCATTGTCAACCTGTTTTTGTAATACTTCCATATGACTATGGGTACAACCTCTAATGACCCAACCCTGGTCGCTATCTTCAGTAATTTTTATGGCGTTAAATCGTTCAACCCCTTGGATATTATTTTTATCAAATTCCGAAAGGGACTCTTGTAATCTGTCAGTTCTTTCCTCCAGATTAATCAAGAAGCCCCTATCGGCAATTTTAATATTATTCCAAGTAACCATTACAAGTTTCCTGTCAATCGGTCACACCAACCTTTAGATTCTGAGTGAGGCCAAACGACCCAGTAAGTGGGTTTTTGAGTTGTTTGAAACTCTCTCCATATTTTACAATACTTGTCTGGGTCATTCATCATCCGAGAAATCTCAGCTTTGTCAGCATCTTTTCTATACAAAGTAGAATCGTCCGAACCATGGAAAGCGACAACCCAAAAGTCGTAGTCTTTTTCTGGAACACTTGCGTAGCCCACATCGATACAATGTTTGAATACTTGGGCAAAATCTTTTTTCCAGTCCTCTTCAGTTTCGTAATTGTATGGGTTTGGCGGATAGTTTTTATCCAAAGTGTATTGTTGCACTGCTCTATTTTCGAAAAGCAACCCAGCATATTTTTCATAGTCTCGCAAGGTTCTCTCAGTTCCGAAACCAAAAGGACCATCGTGACCTTCTTGAGTTTCACCATCCATACCAAACAATTTTCTGTTTGTTAGGTGGGATTTGTTGTTTTTATCAACCCACTGCTTGTCGTCGTCCCATTGTTTTGTTCTGCCTTTACGAGTGTATTCATGCCAAATAAGAACTTTATGTGGGTGAAACAAATCATAACCCCAAGTATAAGCTCTAGCAGCAATCGAAATTTCTTCACCATGGAAGTAATATTCAGGGTTGTGTTGAACTTCAGTGGAGAATTCACCTACCGTAAATGCATAGTGAGCTGAGTAGAATCTAGCAGGAATAGGTTCCTTCAAATCCTTCCAACCCGGAATTGTCTCAGGCAAGAAGAACACAGCACCTTCGGGAATAAATCTATCAAAAACCATTCGCCACGGTTCTTGAACTCGTCCTGCTGGGTCGTTATCTGGGTCAAAAGATGAAACATAACCAGTTAATAAAGGCTTCTTATAACCTTTTTTCTGTAGCTGCTTAACCATTTTAATCATCTCATCATCCCAGTTAGGGGCAAATCTCATGTGAGAGTCAATTTGCATCGTATACTCCTCGTTCTCGTAGAGTTGTTGAGTTAAGTTTCGAGCCCAACAAACTCCTTTGGAATCTTCGTAAGGGATGTTTAAGATTCTAAATCTCTTGTCCTTCTCAAACTCAGTAAGTTCATCAAACTTATCCTCAGGGTGAAATTGACGAGCAATACCAAAGCGTAAATTTTTGGGACGCTTGGCATTCGCAATCATGTCCTTCAAAGTGTGAATTAATTGCGGGTCTCGATAGGATGCAATCTGAATAAATATTTTCATCAAATAATAATTTTAAACTAAAAATAAACACAACGAAGATAAACTGAATAATCCCCTGAAACAAAAAAAAACCTCACAAAGTGGTTTTTTAGTTAAAGGTATAATCGTTGGTTGGGAAACTAAATTTTATATTGTTGACTGATTATCAACAAGTTCCTGTGTTAATAATTAGAGTTCCACTAATTTGTATAATTTTAACCCCATCAGAAATTGTGAAGTTTGCACCCACTGGTGGTATTGTAAATTCTCGGTTACCATATACATGGTCTCCAACCGTTAATTGATTGAATGGCTTTGCGGAATATACGGTAATATTCGAAGGAAATCCACCAAATTGATTGATAGTTTGACAAACATCCTGGTAATATCCACCAGTTCTTAAATTTTGCACATAATAAGGTGATGGTGTATTTGACGGAGTTGTTGTGTGAGTGGGGGTGGGTGTCTGTGTTGTTGGTGTTGAGGTTAAGCTCACCGTGGGGGTAATTGTTGGTGTAATACTTGGTGTTGGTGTTGAGGAGGGGCAAAGCCCTATATCAACAATATCCAAAGGGGCGCCATATGGCTCCACGGTTATTGATTCCGCGCAAATGTTTTCAGAAAATAAAGGAGTAATTTTGGTTATGTTTACACCACCAGTACAACCTGTCCATTTGTAATAACCATCTTGGATTGGGTTGAAATTTGTTACTCTGTAGTATAAACAAGACATGGGTTTTTGGTCAAAAGATTAAAATATCTTGTTCAAAACAAATAAATCAGCATAAAGCTCATTATCGGGGTCGGTTGCACTGAATTGAACCGTTACACTCAAGGTGTTTGTAATTGTAGTATCAAAAGTTGTATTATTTAAATTGACAAAAGCCTCACCGAAGTAGGTGTTATTTGATGTTTTGACAATTTGGAAGTTACCGTGTGTTGAAATTGATGCAACACCAGCACCCCCTATTGCTCTTATCGTAAAATAAGCGTTGAAAAACCAATTATCATTGTCAGCTGATGGTGCAAAAGCAGCACTTTCAGCTAACGTTACACCTCCACTTTTTAAACGAATTGTTATCAAATCATTTGTTGTTGAGGCCATTCCTCCCATAACAAGTTGAAAACTATCGCCAACGGAAAAACCATTTGCGGGTACAGATAGTGTTCCAACACCAGTGCCTACGATAGATGTTTCTGTTGTTGCCGTTGCTATTGTGCTTGTTCCAGTCAAGGAATATAGACCGTAAACAACCGGATAAGGGTTTAAACCTGAACTAGTGACTTTATATGTTGTACCATCCTGAGCAACAGCAAATTCTCCTGTTGGGATAAGTCTTCCAGCACTTGAAGTCGAGATGTCTGGTAATTGGGATATGGGTAAATTTGGCATTTTATTTTATAAATATTAGAGTCCGTATTTGGATTTATCGGCATTGAAGTTTTGTAGAACTTGTAATGAGGTTAATGATGAGTTATACATTCTTATTATTCCAACAGTTCCTTTAAATGGAACTTGCAAAGCCCCTGTACCTTGAGCGACTCTACCCGCAATACCAACAGGGCTTGTATTACTTACTTGCCCCACACCAACTAAACTAGTAGTTCCGCCAGATACACCATTTCTATAAACAGTAAGAGTCCCACCAACGAAATCAAATACCGCAACTAGTTGTCTCCAAGTATTTACAGGAAATCCTGTTACACTAACCTGAGGGAAGTTAGTTCCGTCAAAAGCAGCAACTAACATACTACTTGTTCCTTCATTAAATCTAATAGTATATGGGTACCTTGATTCGTTATTCAAATTCCATTTTTCCAACAATTCCGCCTCACCTGAGTTTGGTTGACCATTTGAAGGATTGAACCATATTTCGACAGTATATTGTTGAGTGTTTGTGAAATTTGTCACACCATTCACACTTGGTATTCTACCATAAGAAGTACTACCGTTGAACGTAAATCCGCTAAGTACGTTATATGTGGGAGTTCCGGAGAGTGTTGCATCAGTTGACCCTATCGAAGAATCCCAAACATTTCCTGAGCCAATATAAGTTTCAGGAGAAACGTAGAATTGTAAATTATTTGTAACAATTGAAGGTGTTGTAGATGGTGTTGGGGTTATTGTATTTGTTGGGGTTAATGTGGGAGTTTGAGTATTAGTTACACTTGGAGTTGGTGTTGCAGTATTTGTAGGGGTTGGAGTAGGTGTTACTGATGAGCCTTCAATTACCATTACGATTGAACTTGAACTTGCACCTGAACCCCACGCCCATGTGTATGTTCCAGGTGTAAGTCCCATACTCGCAATTGTTGCTCCCGCATAGGTTGCAGTTCCACTAATAATTGTATTTGATGTATATCCTGAAGGGACAATTACAACACGATTAGTCACACCTCCAACAGTTATACCAAATGTTGAACCTAAAGATGTTGGGGTTGGGACAACAAGGTTGTTTCCAAAAGTGGTTGAGTAACCCGTTAACGATGCTCCTCCATATCGCTGACATGGCGTGGTTGGACCGACAGCCCAAATACCAGCAAGTGCAGAAAATGCTGACCCATTATTTCCACCACTAACTAAAGATAATGCCGCTAAATTGAAACTACCTGAACCACTCCATACAACATCAGGACCTACTTGGGAAACTGTTACATTAAAAACACCAAAACCTCCCGAGGTTGATGAGGGAGTCGGAGTGTTGGTTGGTGTTTGAGTGTTAGTTTGCGTTGGTGTGTTTGTAGGCGTTTCGGTCGGAGTTTCAGTGACAGTTGCTGTTGGTGTTGGTGTTGAAGTTTCTGAAGCGGTATTTGTTGGAGTTTGTGTTGGGGTTTCTGTGTTTGTTGGTGTTGGAGTTTCTGTCGGAGTTTCCGATGGAGTATTTGTTGGCGTTTCTGATGGAGTATTAGTCGGAGTCTCTGTAGGTGTTGGAGTTTGAGTGTCTGAAGGAGTATTGGTGGGTGTTTGCGTAGGAGTTTCTGTGGGAGTTTCTGTTGGAGTTTGAGTAGGTGTTTCTGAAGGTGTATTAGTTGGAGTTGTCGTAGGCGTATTAGTTGGTGTTGCCGTAGATGTTTCAGTTGGAGTTGGGGTTTGAGTTTCTGATGGTGTGTTTGTTGGGGTGACCGTAGGCGATGGAGTTGGTGGAATAATTACAAAACAATCAGGACAATCAGGGTCCAACAAAGAATACTTGTTCTTTAATAATCTAAAGTTGTGTTTTACCTCTGAAGCATCTAGTGGTTCCACATACATTCTAAAAGCACTGATTTCCCCAATGAAACTCCCACCAAAAATTTCTTCCAGATAAATGTTGGTTGTAAGACCTGAATAAATTGTATTATCCAAATCTTCAGTTGTTAAACATTCGGGGTCTTGTTGGTAAGTAATTCCGGAGAGTTCTGCAGGACATGTCCCAGAGAATGTTAAGTTGTCTTTCAAACCTTGTGTGCCCCCTCCAACAGAAATGTTAAACGGAACTCCAACTTGTTTTTCTTTATAAGTGTTAAGGGGTCTTGGAATGATTTCTTCAAAGTCCTCACATACCATTAACAATCTACCATTAACAAAAATTTTCAACGTACCACGTCTGAATTCTTTTTGTTCTAACCACAAATCGGTTATTTGTACTTGTGTGGTTTTTGCTGGTGTATATCCAGAATACCCTTCCTCGTGTGTTATTGGTGGCATTACCAAACTTATGCTATTATTAGCCGAAGTTGCGGTAAAAACCTGCTGTTCTACTTGACCTAAACCTCCAAGGAAATCTAGGTCCTTACAATCAAAGAATTCTGCTCGTTCAAAGACAGCATCAATTTGAACCCAGTGTTCTAAATCGATATATTGGGTGTATTGACAATCATCAAAAATACCTTTTGTAGAGCACCATTCAACTGTGGTAACCCCAGTTACATAACTTGTCCCCGTTAAGCAAGTACCCGATGGAACACAACTTCCAGTGATAAGATACTCCTTAACACAAACTCTTGGATTACCAGTATCACCACTGAATCTAATTGACATTGCGTTTGAAACTCCGTCATATAACGGGTCCAATTCTTTTACAGATGCTTCTGTGGAACAACTACAAGGACAACCACAAGTACAATTTGATGATGTCACACCCGATGGTTGGTATACAGGAATACAATCAGCCCCAGTTCCCCCCGTTATAGAACATCCACAAGTGTGCATACAGGTAAGTCCTGATGTTACTCGCGTGTAACCGGTGTCAGAAGATGGACTACCATCAGCGTAGTGATAAAATTTGTTTTCGGCTCTGGACCCCATAAAAAAGAAAGTCCCTTTGTTTTCTGGATATCTAGCATTAAGACCTACGTTTGTATCTCCGGTAAATTGATATTTGAGCATCAATTCTACAGACCAACCTTGACTTACCCTGGTGGGGAAAACCTCATAATCGTAGCCCTGCAACTTATAGAAACCTTGGAAAAATCCACCATTAAGTTTTGCGACAGTCCCAATATCACCACCAGCATCAACATAAGATAAATTGTATGCGTACGAATTATCATTCCATAGTCTATTTGCAGGGGTTGTGTTTCCTGAAATAGGATGCATTTTGAATCTCCTATCGTAGATGTATCTGTTGAATGTCTCGGCTGTAGTGGTATACAAACCAGTGAAAGCTGTCATGGTAATGCCAGACATTTCTTTTGTTAAACCATTATCAATTCCCGTTAAACCAACATCACAGATTTCAGTTGTCTTAGGACAAAAGTTTGGGTCAATATTGGTTGGATTATAGTAATTCTCTGATACTATGGTGTCATATCTGAAATCGTTAATCAGCGGAGAAATTGTGGTTCCAGTTGAATTAAAATCAAACTTGAACGGCATTCTGTTACCATCATCTTCAGCAATCAATAATGGAGAAAAAATAACCTCTTGGTTAAAATCCCGTGCGTCATTAGCCAAACAAAAATCCAGAATTTCGTTGACGGGTTTTAAACCAATTTTCCTATAATTGTATTGATTGATATTTTGGTATGCCATAAACTAATGATAAATACCTTTCTTTTGAGTATTTATAGTAAAAAAACTATGCTGAAATTAAACGAGGAATATTTCGGTTCTAATTATTACTTCCTTCTTAGAGAAAAAAAGGATGGAGGTCACCTATGGTTTTCCGTTGCTAATACCATTACAGAGGCAAGAAAGTATGATGAATATGTAAAAGTGCCTAAGGACAAACTTGAAATTCTTAAAAATTACCTCGAAAAAATTGTCAAAAGCAAAAAGAAAAAAACCACCAAAGAACTCGGTGGTGAAATCGAAGAACTAGTAAATTCTGATGGAACATTATCAAACTCAAATGTACCCATCCTTGACCCTGCCGTGACTCCTCGTAAGACCATGGACCAAACAGTTCAAGCAACAAGACAACCAGGAAACTACTTGGCTTGGAGCTACAGGGGAGGTAGAACTTATCATTCGGAAAGTGAAGTCAGGGAAGAAGATATGTCCTCAGCTTTTGGGTATGAAGAAACAAAAGATATGACCCCTGAAGAAACTATCAAAACATTGGAGGACATGGGTGTGGACAATCCAGTTGAAAGAGCTATAGAATTTGGTAAAGACCCAAAAATTTCTCAAGAGAAAAAGAAAAAGGGAAGCGACATGAAAATTCGTTTGCAAGAAAAAGAAAATTTGAGAAAGATTCAAAAGGAACAAATGGCAAAAATTATCGAGGATATTCTTGTAAATAAAAAAAATAAGAAAGACTTTGTTAATAAAAGCAAAAAAAAAGAAGTATTAACTAAAGGGGATATCATTGATTTGATTAAAAAAAATGGTGACCATTTAAATAATGGAAAAGTAATTAATTCATCCAGTGAACAGTAAGCTATATGATACTACAATCGGTGAGGTGTTAATTCCAAAAGAAATTAAACAACACCTTATCAATTCTTTTGCCCAAGCGCAAGGTGCTAACCAAAACACCGAGGGTTTTAGAAGGAACCAAGAAATGCAGTCCCAAGAAAAAATTACCTATAAGCAACTTAAAAGAATCAAAAACTTTTTTGATAATTTCAAAGGGAAACCAACAGAACTTCCTTTTATATTGAATGGTGGCGTTCTTATGAGAAACTGGGTTCACAATACCTTAACTAACATGAGGAATAACACTCAAGTTAATCAACAAGACACAAAACCAGAAGACCCCACAGTCAAGTCAAACGACTTGAAAACAAATGTAAAAAATTTAGCCAGACCTTCCCAAGAACACAAAAGAACCTCTCAAAGACACGCAACAGCAACATACGAGCAAACAGTCGTTGAGAGTTTAAGAAGGATAAACGAACTAATATCAAAAATTTAAAATGGCAAACAATCCAAAAGTTTACGAACCTTTAGATTTGGCTCAAAGTGAGCAAAACAATCTAACCGCAATAGCCGACGTTGAAAGAAAGAAATTAATTACACGAAATGACTTCCAACAAGGTGCTGATGAATATGGCGTGACGAATCCTCAAGCATTGGCAGATGGGGATGATATGGGTAGAGGTACTGGGGTTTATCTTGACGTTTACAACGACACCGCTGGTACTAATTTGGATATCGCAGAAAGAAAGGATGATATCAAAATTAACAAATACAATAGATTTAAAACTTATCCCAACTTCTAATGAAACTGACTTCCGTCTTCAAATCTTTAATTCTTGAAATCGCTTCTGTTGATTCGGTTCGCAAGTCTATTGAAGATAAACAAGAAATTATCATGTATTATGATGGTGATGAACCCGGAGGTAAGGGTCTCAGGTTAATTGAACCTGTTGCATTAGGAAGAAGTAAAAAGGGAAATTTGGTCGTACGTGCCTGGGACTCCGAAGGTGCATCACACCGAGGTTATTTAGGCACCAGACCTATGCCAGGATGGAGATTATTCAAACTAGACAAAATTGTGTCTTATAAGCCATCAGGAAAAAACTTTGACACACCGAGACCAAATTTTAATCCAAATGGTGACAAAGACATGACAAGCATTATTATTATAGCAAAATTCTAGAATATGGACTTAGAAAAAATTATGAAATCAAGAGCCATCATGGACAGAGTAAGCCAAATGGACGGTGGTGAAAAACCTAAATCTAAAATGGCTCCTGTAATGGAAAACTTTGATGCACCAAGTGTAAAGTATAACATTCCACAAGAAATGTTGGCAGAAGCGCCGCGTTCACCACAAATGCAACAAATGGCAGTTCCTACAAGTCCATTTTTGAACAAGCCATTCCCAGTAGCATCATCAGATGCTATTAAAAATTCAAAATTGCCTGATGCAATTAAAAAACTGATGATGGAACACCCTATTGAACAACCAACTTCAATGGGTGGTTCAGTAACTCTTTCTGACGATTTGGTAGAAAGAGCATCAAGATTAATGGGTCAAAACAAAAAACAAGTTGTAGAACAAGCAGTTCCGCAATACAACTCAGATAATTTGAGAGATATTTTAAAAGAAGTTGTTCGTGAAGTTCTTACTGAAAATGGTTTGATTATGGAAAATGCTGAAAAATCAAACGAAAGCTTTAAGTTCCAAGTCGGAAAGCATTTATTTGAGGGGAAACTTACGAAGGTCAAAAAGATGCCGTAGCACTTTTCATTTGCTTGTTAAGTTCTTATATTTTATAGAACAAAAAAAAGGCAAATGTCAAAAATTAACGTACTTGTAGTCCCATCAGATAGATTTGGTGTTGGGAAATTCCGTTCTATTGAACCTCACATATTTTTACAAAACAAATTTCCAGAAGATTTTCATGTTGAAATCGATTTGAATCCTCCAATGGATGATTTGAATTTCTATAAACAATTCCAAATTGTTGTTTACCACCGAAGTATAACTAATGATTTTGATAAGTCATACGAATTAGTGGAGAAGTTAAAAGCTGAAGGTATAGTAACTATTTGTGACATGGATGATTATTGGAATCCAACCAAAGACCACCCAATTCACGATATTATTATGTTTAATAAAATTAATGAAAAAATCGTTAATAGCATTAAACAATCTGACTATGTCACAACCACAACACCCCTTTTTGCGGATGAAATAAGAAAATACAACAAGAATGTTTTTGTATTACCTAATGCTATCAATCCTGACGAACCACAGTTCAAAGAACCCACACCCCCATCAGAGAAACTTCGTATTGGTTGGCTTGGTGGTTCGTCCCACTTAGCGGATTTGCAGCTTTTAGATAATTCTTTTGCAAAACTGAGTACAAACCATAAAGATTTACAATTTGTGGTGTGTGGGTTTGATACAAGAGGTACAATTACGGAAATCAACGGACAAACCGGTGAACACAAAAAAAGACCTATTAAACCTGAAGAAACTGTTTGGGCAAGGTACGAAGAAATTTTTACACAAAATTATAAGTATGTAAGTCCGGAGTACGAAAAAGTTCTAAAAAAATACGCTCAGGAAGAATACCCTGACTTTATGAATGAGTCCTACCGAAGAGTTTGGACGCTACCTGTTACATCATACGCTAGGAATTACGCAAAATTTGATGTATCTTTGGCACCAATTAAGAACCACATGTTCAACAAGATGAAATCACAACTGAAAGTAATTGAGGCAGGCTTTTATAAAAAAGCATTGATTGCTAGCGATTTAGGGCCTTACACAATTGATTTGAAACATTGCTTAAAAAATGGTGAGTATACTGATGGTAACGCTCTTTTAGTTCAGGAATCTCGAAACCATGGTGATTGGGCAAAATACATTCTCAAATTATTAAAGAACCCAAATCTTGTAACAGACATGGGTGAAAGGCTTTATGAGACTGTTAGTAAAAAGTATGATTTGAACATTGTAACTGTTGACCGTGCTGAGTTCTACAAAAGTTTAATTAAATAACCCAAATAAAATGATTACAGTACCAACTCAAAAAATCTTGTTTCTTGACATAGAAACTGTAGGTCTTGAAAAGAACTATGATGATTTGGTTAAAAACCATCCTAGAATTGCTGACCAGTTTGACAAATATTTTGATTGGTTTTTGAAACGTTTTCCTGAAGATAAGGAAATTACTGAAGACCAGAAGAACATTGTTTTTGCAACTCGGGCAGCTTTGGTTCCTGAGTTTGCAAAAATTGTGTGCGTCAGTGTTGCATTCGTCACAGAAAATGGACAAATCAAACGTCAAACATTTGCCGATGATGATGAACATAAACTTCTTCGTGAAGTACAAGTTCTATTGGATAGAACAGGTAAGTTAGACTTTTGGTTGTGTGGTCACAACTTGAAGAATTTTGATATCCCTATGATGGCAAAACGTATGCTAATTCAAAGTATTTTACCACCTTCAATTCTTCCTGCGTTCAACACAAAGCCATGGGAGATTAGAGCAATCGATACTAAAGAAGTATGGCAGTTCGGAGCTTACACTGCAATAGGCTCACTTGACTTATTGTGTGCCTCAATGGATGTCCCATCACCAAAAGAGGGTGAAGTTGTAGGTTCAAAAGTTCACGACGCATATTGGAATAAAGGCATGCTCAAAGAAATTGCAGAATATTGTGAACGAGATGTACAGGTCTTAGTGGATGTGATACTAAAATTAAAATCTTTGAAATAATGGCAGAATTTGAAAACGATGATTTGCTTGACGCGGAACTACATAAACTTCTTCAACAAATCGAAAATCTAACTTTTGACCCAGATGGTTTGACTGAAAATGATTTAGAAACGGAAGAAATGGATAAAGAGTTATCTGAACTCGACAACTTTATGAATCAGGAATTAATCAAAGTTGAAGTGTCATATAAAAAGTTACATCCGGATGCTGTGATACCTCAGTACGCTTATGGATTAGATTCTGGATTCGATTTGTTTTCAGTCGAGGAAATTGGCTTACTGCCTTTCGAACGTAAGTTGATTCCTACTGGCCTGTCTTTTGATATTCCAGATGGTTGTGAAATACAAGTTAGGACTAAGAGTGGATTAGCTATAAACCAAGGTCTTATGGTACTAAATAGCCCTGGAACAGTTGACAAGGGTTATACCGGAGAAATTAAAGTAATTTTAATGAATGTGAATAACTTTGCTGTTACGGTCCAAAAAGGGCAAAAGGTCGGTCAAGCAGTTCTGTGTCCAGTATTCAACGGCAACAAAGTAAAATTTGCTGAAAAGAGTGAATTAGGTTCTTCAGACCGTGGAAATAAAGGGTTTGGTTCAACAGGTATTTGATATGAGTAAAAATGTAAGTCCAGTATTGCCAGATGGGACAAAAAATTATTTGATTGATATTGATGGTACTATAACAGATGATGTTCCAAACGAAGAACCGGAAAGAATGAAAACTTGCCTACCTTTTGAAGGTTCAGTTGAAATTATTAATACATGGTTCGAAGAAGGGCACATTATTACTTTCTTTACTTCCCGAACTGAAGAACATCGTGATATTACTGAAACTTGGTTCAGAACTCATGGTTTTAAATACCACAATTTATTGATGAATAAACCACGTGGTGGAAACTACCATTGGATAGACAATCATATCGTGAGAGCCACACGTTACAACGGGAAGTGGTCACCAATGATAAAAAAAATAACTACAATTGAAGTATTTGAAGAATGATAACAATAGCTTTTTCAACAAAATCAGACAAACCAGAACTTATTGAACACTTTAAAAAATCCTCAGGATATGAAAAAGGTGTTAGAGTAATTCAAAAAATAAACAACGGAGAAAAATCTCTTTCTCAGGTTTACAATGAAATTCTGAATGAAACTCCCGATGACATCGTAATTTTTACGCATGATGATATCTATTTTGACACCTCAGCTTGGTATTCGAAAATTGTAAGAAATTTTGAAAAATATAACTATGGTATCATTGGATTAGCAGGAACACCCAGTCTCCCTTCATCTGGAATGTGGTGGGAAGACCGTAGAAAAATGTGTGGTATTGTAAATCATGAAAATCAAGGAAAAAAATGGGAATCAAAGTATTCACCCAGTTTCGGGAACGAACTCAGAGAAGTTTGTTTGGTCGATGGTGTTTTTATTGCGGTGCACAAACAACGAATTAAAAAAAACTTTGTCGAGGATTTTCAAGGGTTTCACTTTTATGATATCCCTTTCTGTGTCGAAAACTACCTGCAAGGTGTTAAAATAGGTGTTTGTACAAACATAAGAATAACCCATAAATCAATTGGGCAAACAAATCAACAATGGGAAGATAATAGAATCCTGTTTACTCAAAAGTATGCTGAGCATCTGCCAATTAAAGTACCGTTTGACCCAGAAAAAAAACTAAAAGTTTTAATTTCATCCATGTTTTTTCGGACTTTTACTGGTTCAGAGGTTTACGTCTACGAACTCGCTAAGTCTCTGCAAAAGCAGAATTGTGAAGTAACCGTGCTGTCACAAATAGGTGGACCATTAACGGATTTAGCAAGAAAAAATGGAATTAAATGTTATTCTTTTGAGGAGTCTCCTGGATTCAAAATGGGTGATGGAAAATGGTTGATAATGACTCCGGAAGGCAAACCACAACCCTCAAATCCAAATACTCTATACAAAACTGCTGAAGTAGATTTTGACATCATTCATATCCAACATAAACCAGTTGCGGAACGAATGATAAATCTTTACCCAGACATTGAAAAAATCGCAACAATTCACTCAGAAGTTATTGAACTAGAAGACCCTATCATTCACAATTCTATTAAACATTACATAGCGATTAGACCCGAAATTAAAGACCATATTGTTAATAACTTTGGTATTCCACAAGAAAAAGTTTCATTAATTTATAATCCAGTAGATAAAGAAAAGTTTCCAACCCTAAAAGAAAAAAGTGATGGTTACATTTTGTTTGTTGGAACAGTAGATTACCTAAGGCAATTAGCGATTAAAGATGCTGCAGAATATGCAATTTCTTTAGGTAAAGAACTGTGGTTAGTTGGTGAAGATAAATCAATTTATCTTAAAAGTTATCTTGAAAACTCAAATATAAAACACTTCCCACCCACATGGAATCTTAAACCTTTTATCGAAGGTGCTTATGAAACTGCAGGAATCCAATTAGGTCGAACAACTATTGAAAGTTGGATGAGCGGAAAAAATAGTTGGATTTATAAAGTTAATCAAGATGGTGATATTCTCTCCAAAGAAAAAACTTCACCACCAGATGACATAGAAAAATTCTATTCCGAAAATGTTGCAAAACAAATTAAAGAAGAATATCTAAAAATTTTATCATGATAAAAGTTGTCAGTTGTTTTTGGAATGCTGAAAAATACATAAGTAAATGTATTGAATCTTTGTTAATGCAAAGATTGAACAATTTTGAAGTGTATTTGATTGATGATTTATCGGCAGACAATTCTGTTAATAAAATAAAAAAATTAGTTGGTGATGACCCCCGTTTTATTTTGATTCAAAATAAGGAGAAAAAATTCAAACTCAGAAATCTTGATGAACTAATTAGAACATTTGACGATGAAGACGTTGTAATTGAGTTAGATGGTGATGATTGGCTTTATCTACCAACTGTTTTGTCTGAAATAGAAAAAGTGTATCGGGACCCATCTGTATGGATTACAAATGGGTCATTCATGTACTCAAATGGTTCAAAAGGATTTTCGGCAAAATGTAATCCTAAGACAATAAGACGAGATGCTTTTCGATTTTCACACTTGAGAACTTGGAAAGCATTTCTTTGGAAAAACATACCCGTTGAAAATTTTAAAGAAATTAACGGTGATTATTTTAAATCTGGTGCTGATGTTGCATATACCTTTCCTCTTTTAGAATTGGCAGGCGAAGAAAACTACAAATTTTTGCCAAACATACTATATGTTTATAATGCGGACTCTCCTTACAATGACCACAAAGATGGAAGTGCCTGTGGAGGTTTATCCGAACAAATAAGAGTTGCTAATATAATAAGAAATAAAACCCCCCTTTTAAAACTCATAAGATAATGTCAGAAGTAATATCAACAGCTTTCCTAATGGGCGGATTAGGAAACCAGATGTTCCAGGCCGCACATGCACTTGCACAGGGTAAAAAAAATAATTTCCCGGTTAGGTTCAAATGTGAATCATGGACCCCTATGCAGGGTAGGCAAACTCCAGTTTATAAAGATAATATTTTTAGAAACTTGGATTTTAATTGGATAGACATTCCTTTGAACCGTATTGTTGAAGGTCCATGGGAATACTCGGAAATAGTTCCAGATTGGACTAAACCAACTGAGTTTTATGGTTACTTTCAAAGTAGTCGTAATTTTTTGGGTTATGACAATTATATCCGTGAAATTTTTTCACCAAGTGAAGATTTTATCAAGGAAATTTATGAAAAATATCCACAACTCAATCAGGACAACACATTGTCTATACACATAAGATTGGGAGATTACACACAAAATCCTCATATTCATCCGTCTATTTCAGTAGAATATATCAATAGAGCACTCAATGAGATTGGTGAATATTCACATGTCTTTATTTTTAGTGAAGATAAGCAGTGGATTAGTGATAACATTTCTCTGGTAAATTCGACTGTTGTCAATGAGGAAGATTGGAAAGAAATGTGGATGATTTCTTTGTGTAAAAATAATATCAATTCAAACTCAACTTTTTCATGGTGGGGTTCTTTTTTGAATACAAATCCACATAAAAAGGTAATAGCACCTTCTATGTGGTTTGGTCCAAGTGGCCCACAAAACTATAAAGACATCTATGAGTCATATTGGACAGTACTAGATGTTGTTTATGATAATGGACTTTTAAAATAAAAAAATTATGGTAAAAATTAATATGCTTTCTAGGAACTTTGCACACGACAAAGGTTCCACTGCTAATAAACCACCAGTACATATTGAGTGGGCTTTCAATTCACATGACAATCCAATCTCTGTTTACCTTGACAATGATTTACACAAGGGTATTCAAGAAAAAGATAATGGACGACTTAAGTTTCTTTGGCTTATCGAATCTATGAAATTTGATGGTGGGGCAACTAGTACGATTTTGAGTAATCCAGAACCTGTAATAGAAACCTATGAACAAATTTGGACACATAACCAAGAATTACTAGCATTACATCCAAAATTCAAATGGGCTCCAGCATACGGTAGTTATATTACAGATTTCGGCATTCATCCTAAATCTAAATTAGTTTCTATGATTGTTTCAGATAAGAGATGGACAAAACAACATGAAATTCGTCATGACTTTTCAAGAGTCAATGCAGACAAAATGGATGTTTTTGGTAGAGGAACTAAAGAGATTGTAAAAAAAGAAGAAGGTCTAAAAGATTATATGTTTTCGTTTGCTGCAGAAAACGACACATATGACACCTATTTTACTGAAAAAATATTAGATTGTTTCGCAACAGGAACAATTCCTATTTACATGGGAACACCAAAAATTGTTGAGTATTTCAACCCTGATGGTATTATGTTCTTCGATGGTACGTTTGACTTTAGTGTTTTAACGCCTGACCTTTATCACTCAAAAATGGACGCAATCAAGGACAACTTTGAACGAGTTCAAAAATATAGTATTTTGGACGACTGGTTGTTCGAAAATTACTTAGTTCATTATGTCTAAAGTGTGTGTTATAAATCAACCTGCTGGGTTAGGAGATATCTTTTTTTTACAGAAATTTGTTGACAAAAAAATATCAGAGGGTTTTGAGGTTATATTCCCCACCATAAGCTCTTTGATTTATGTTAGAGATTACATAAGAAAAGATGGTTTAACCTTTTATGCTCAAAATGAAGATTTCCCCCACAAGGGGATATTAGGAAGCCAAGAAATTATCAAAAATGAAAGTCTAGAATATTATCCGTTTCATGTTGCAGACCGTCATGTTCCGGGTTCTTGTATGGAAGCAAAATATAGTTTTGTTGGAGAAGATTTTGTCGGTTGGCAAGACCACTTTAATTGGATAAGAAACAAAGAAAAAGAAAATAATCTTTTTTATAATATTTTAGGTTTAAAAGATGACGATGAATATTCTCTGGTATCAAATGTTTGGGGTACTCCACCTACAAACAATTACCGAGATGTACCTACAAGCGGAAAATATAAAGTAGTTCACATCCAAATGTTGGATGGGTATAATCCGTTTGATTGGTCGAAAGTAATTGAAAATGCAAAAGAAATATCAATAGTGGATACATCTTTTAATTATTTAATTGAAAAACTTAATACGAAAGCTGAAAGGCTTTATTTAACTTCAAGGTTTACTCCCCCCAATTTTTCTCATATTATTAACCTATTCAAGACAAACTGGATATATCAAAATTAAAATGAAAAAGAAATTTCTAATCACAGGAATCACAGGTTTTGCCGGACCAAACTTAGCAAAACTTTTATTGAAAGAAGGACATGAAGTACATGGAGTTATTAGATGTCCTAACGGAAGACAGACAGATTTATTAGACATCCTCACAATTGATGAACTAAATTCTATCACTTTCCATAATCTCGACTTGAGACTTTATCATAGTGTACAGAAGTTATTTTCTACACAAAAGTTTGATGGTGTATTTCACCTTGCGGCACAATCACATCCGCCAACCAGTTTTTCTGACCCAATTTTGACGTTTGAAGAAAATGTTACTGCAAGTATGAATATCATCACTTGCTTGGATAATACAGACACTAAATTAATGTTCTGCTCAACATCAGAGGTTTATGGCGATACCTGTAAAGACCGAGGTATTCTAAGCACAACCGACCCTTTGACACCACACAATCCATATGCAGCTTCTAAAGCAGCCATTGACTTGTATTTGCAAGAGCGTTTTAAAAATGGATTTATCAAAGGATTTATCACACGAGCATTCTCACACACAGGACCCCGTCGTGGTTTCAACTTCTCCATTTCATCTGATGCATACCAGATTGCACAAATGGTTCTTGGTAAACAGGAAAAAGTATTGAGAATTGGTAATCTTAACACTGAGAGAGTCGTCATTGACGTAAGAGATTGTGTTAATGCGTACTACCTTCTTATGATGACTGAAGAATCAAATGGTAAAGTATTCAATGTTTGTGGAACTGAAAAACACAAAATGCAATACTTTACAGATAAATTGATTGAAGCATCGGGTATTCCTTATGATGAAATCGAACAACGCATCGATGATAAGTTGTACCGACCAATCGATATTCAGGTACAAATTGGAGACTCAACAGAACTCAAAGAAATTACAGGTTGGGAGCCAACCTACACGATTGAGGAAACTATGAGAGACCTTCTAAACTACTGGATAAATAAATTGAAATAATGGGAGCTTTACATCATCACAATATTGGCGATTACATTGCAAAATACAATCTAAAACATTATGTTGAAACAGGAACAGGTATGGGTGAATGTTTGCAACATGCCTTATCTTTTGAATTTGAAACTCTCTCTTCGATTGAGATTTATCCCAAAGTATATGAGTCTGTAAAAGAAAAATTTACTCAAACAAAAGCAAAAGTTTTTTTGGGCAACTCTTACGAAGTTTTACCCGAGATTCTTAATGAAATCGAGGAACCTGTTTTATTTTTTCTTGATGCTCATTTTCCTGGTGCTGATTTTCATTACGAAACATACACTAGCACTTCAGACTATGACACAAGACTTCCTCTAGAAAGAGAGATAAAAACAATCAATAATAGTCGGGATATTTCAAAAGATGTTTTTATTATTGACGATTTGAGAGTTTATGAAGACAACAATTTCAGCGATGGTAATTGGCCATTAAGGGCACAAGCCGGAGGAAACGGAATTGATTTCGTACATGAAATTTTTGATGGTTCCCACAATATTGAAAAAGACTTGCGTCATCAAGGTTTTTTAATTATTACCCCAAAATGATTCATTTAGTAACAAATTATCAATCTAATTATCAAGAAGACCCTGTAAGATTTTTAAACTTTGATGAGTACGGCGAAAACACAAAAGATTGTTTAATCTTTGTAGGGGCACATCCTCATGATTCAATTTTTGAAAGTTCCTCTTTACCCAAATATTTTTTTTCAACTGAAGAACAAACTTGGGATTTGGACACGACAGACAAGTACATAAATTATGTTGAAAAAATATTTACAATTTGCGACCCAAAGGTAACAAACAGAGTTAAAAGAGAGTTTTCATTTTTTCCAACAAACAAGAATCTATTACCACTTTCTTTTGATAAAGAGTATGATGTTATTTATACTGGTTACGCAAATGCTCCTCATGTTGACGAACTTTTAAACGTAATAAAAAATTACAAGTATGCGTACGTATCATTCAGTAATACTAATCCTTTAGTGACGCATTTTCATGTCGATTACAAAACAAAGTTCGATTTGATTAGTAAAAGCAAAATTACCGTTGTTCACAATTTGACAGCTAGTTATACTCCACAACTGAAAAGTAGACCTTTTGAGGCTGCTTTCGGAAAATCTTTAATATTGTGCAAAAGAGATGATTGGAACTTTTTATCAACATGGTTTGATGAAGGTACAGAATTTTTGTATTACAACAACGCACAGGAATTACAAGAAATAATTAACGATGTGCTTTCAAATTATGAAAAATACATACCAATAATTGAAAATTCGTATCGTAAAGCCATGGATAACTACACCACCGAGGCATTTGTAAAAAAACATTTTGGTTTATGAAAAAATATTCTTTTAAAGAAGAAAATCAATCACCTTGGATAACGGAAATATACAATCAATATCTAGATTATAGGTTAACAGGGTTGATTGTTGAAATAGGCGTTGGTCACACTTTAAAAAATGTGGATGACATTATTCCCGAAGATAATGAAAATTATAAAAGGTGTGGAAGTAATTCTGCTGATTTGATAGATTTAGGCTGGAACGCAATTTTTATCGAACCAGTAAAAGAATATTGTGATGAAGTTAAAATTTCTCATAAAAACAATTTAGACAAAATAAAAATTGTAAATTTAGCGGCCTCCGACATAAATGAAGAATTATATTTGTCGATGGGAGATATTGTATCACACAAACAAACAACATCAAAAAAATACACTTGGATAGGTCGTAAAATATATTCAAAAAAAACATCAGAAATTCTATCAGAGCATGATTGCCCTAAAGAAATAGATATTATGTCCATTGATGTTGAGGGCTTTGAGGCAAAAGTTTTACAAGGACTAAACTTTAATATACACACACCCAAAATATTAATCGTAGAAACTAACATCATCAATTCAAGTGAAATAGAAAAACTTTTACCATCAACATATAAGAAAATAAAAGAAGATTCTTTAAATACTGTTTGGGTTAATAATGCATAGTATGGAAAAACCGATGATAATTAATACTCATGAGTGTCCGGAATGTAAAATTCCAAAAGGTTGGGGACATGAAGTCATTTTTGAAAACAATGAGCTTTATTGTGGAAAATTGTTAGTGTTTAATAAAGGGTGTTCATTTTCTATGCACTATCACATGATTAAAGACGAAACATGGTATGTTCAAGAAGGAGAGTTTATCTACAAATGGATAGACACTGAAACTTCAGAAATAGTACAAGAGGTTTTAACTCCTGGAGACAGTGTAAGACAAAGACCTGGTCAACCACATCAACTCGAGGCATTAACTGATGGAGTTATCTATGAAGTTTCAACACAACATTTCGATTCAGACTCCTATAGAGTTTGGAAAGGAAAATGTCAGAACCTGTAAAAGTTTGGGTAAATGGCACGTTTGATGTACTTCACCGTGGTCATCTAGAACTATTCGAATTTGCTTCAAAGTTAGGGAAACTCCGAGTAGGAATTGATAGTGATGAACGAGTAAAGAAACTCAAAGGCGAAACGCGTCCCATAAATTCGTTTTTTGATAGAAAATATTTTTTAGAATCTTTAAGTTTTATAGATAGTGTTGTTGAGTTTAACACGGACGAAGAGTTAATCCAACATATTGAAAATTGGGAACCAAAATATTTTGTAATAGGTACTGATTACTACGGAAAAAATATTATAGGAAGAGATAAAGCGCAAAACATGGTATATTTTGAAAAAATTTCAGGATATTCAACCACAAACATTATTCAAAAATGTACAAAATATTAGTGATTGGTGAAAGTTGCCTGGACATTTTTACCTACGGGGATGTTGAAAGACTTTCCCCTGAAGCTCCGGTACCAGTTTTCAAACCTAAAGAGGACGTAACAAATCAAGGTATGGCTGGGAACGTAGTCAAGAATCTTGAAAAAATATCCCCAGAATCTTCTGTGATGTTTTTAACCCAAAAAGAAAAAATTACAAAACAAAGAATGGTGGATAAGAAAACTAATCACATGTTGATTAGAATTGATACGGGGGAAAATTATAAAGTATCACAGCTAGTTTTGAACCCACAAGTCAAAACGTTAATACCAGATTTTGATGTTGTTATTGTAAGTGATTATAACAAAGGGTTTATAACTGAAGAAACTTTTATTGATATTGGTAAAAAATCCAAACTTATGTTTGTTGACACGAAAAGAATTTTGACTCAAAAAATCATAGATGTTTGTGACTTTATTAAATTGAATCAACAAGAGTACATAAACAACAAAAAAATTGTAGACGAAAATCTTGAAAAGTTTGTTATCACCTTAGGGTCAGAAGGTGCACAATATCTTCAAACTAAATACCCCTCCCCTAAACCTCAGGAAACAATTGATGTCAGTGGCGCGGGTGATACGTTTATAGCGTCTTTAACAATCAAATATTTAGAAACAAAAAAAATTACAGAAGCAATAGATTTTGCTAATAAAATGTCTTCTTTAGTAGTCTCAAAAAGAGGCGTAGTAACTCCATAAAAAATGAAAAAATTTATAGTAACAACAACAATTAATTATCCAACGGAAGCCACAATAAAATTCTGTGAAATCTCAGAAAAAAAAGGTTTTACATTTGTAATTGTCGGTGACACAAAAACACCTCATGATGAGTACAAAAATTTAGAAATAAAATACCAAAATGTAATTTATTTGTCTCCAGACCAACAAGAAATTCTTTATCCAGAGTTGTCAGAGATTATAGGGTGGCGAACAATTCAACGTCGTAACGTTGGCTTTGTATATGCTTATCGGAAAGGTGCTGACATAGTTGCTACTGTTGATGATGATAATATTCCATATGATACCTGGGGTGATAATATTATGGTTGGAAAAGAAATGATTGTAGATTTATATGAGAACATTTCATGTCCATACTTTGATGCTATATCCACAACAGAACATAAAGACTTGTGGCACCGTGGATTTCCTATCGAGTACTTACAGGTTAAAAATAATATTGAGTATAAAGGTCAAACAAGAATTACTCCATTGGTGCAAGCAGAATTTTGGGACGGTGACCCAGATATTGACGCAATTTGCAGATTGAGTAAAAAACCTATTGTTAAGTTTAATAAATTTGAGCCTTTTACAACAAATCAATTAACACCATTCAATTCCCAAAATACTTTTCTTCACAGAAGTGTTTTGAAAAATTACTCTGTTTTTCCATTTACAGGCAGAATGGATGACATCTGGGGTGCTTATGTCATGCAACATCACCACCCTAATTCTGTTGTGTTTACTCAAGCTTCCGTCTACCAAGCGAGAAACCCGCAAGACCTTGTAAAAAATCTAGAGAATGAAGTTATTGGTTATAGAAACACATTAAAACTTCTAGAAGATTTACCAAATTATAAGAATATACTTCCAGAACAAAGTGTAGTATATTTTGAAATATACCAAAAATATTTTGACAAATGAAAAAAGTAGTTGTTTTAGGTGGTGGTGGTTTTATTGGTGGTCACCTCGCACAAAGATTAAAAAATGAAGGTCACTGGGTTCGAGTTTGTGATATCAAAAGACACGAATATTGGAACCATGACGATATCTGCCATGAATTTATCGTGGGGGATTTACGAAACCCGGAGGTTGTTTCTTTAGTAATCGATGACACAATTGATGAAGTATATCAACTTGCTGCTGATATGGGTGGTGCTGGTTATATCTTTACCGGTGACAACGATGCTAATGTAATGCATAATTCAGCTTTGATTAATTTAAATGTTGTTCACGAATGTGCTAAGAAAAAAGTTGGTAAAGTATTTTACTCTTCTTCTGCTTGCATGTATCCAGAACACAATCAACTTGACCCAAATAATCCAAACTGTGAAGAATCTTCTGCTTACCCTGCAAATCCTGACTCAGAATACGGATGGGAAAAACTTTTTTCAGAAAGATTGTTTTTGGCCTTCAATAGAAACTATGGATTGAACGTTAGAGTTGCACGTTTCCACAATATTTTTGGACCGATGGGTACTTGGGTTGGTGGAAAAGAAAAAGCTCCAGCAGCAATGTGTAGAAAAGCAGCTGAAATTGACGACATGGCTAAAACACCCGGAGTAGAAAGACAAATACCTGAAATTGAAGTTTGGGGTGATGGTCAACAAACTCGTTCATTCTTGTATGTGGATGAATGTGTTGAAGCTGTTTTAAGACTCATGGAGTCTGATTTTGTTGGGCCTGTTAATATTGGTTCAGAAGAAATGGTTACCATCAATGAACTTGCTCAAATGGCAATCGATATTTCCAAAAAAGAAATTAAAATCAAAAACTTAGGAGGACAGGATTTCCTCGATAAGTATGGGTTCAATTGCCCTGTTGGAGTTCGTGGTAGAAACTCTGACAACAAACTCTATAAGGAAAAGGTAAACTGGGAAGTTTCTCAACCTCTCCGTGTTGGTATGGAAAAAACTTACGCTTGGATTTCTGAGCAAGTTGAAAAGAAAAAATCAGAGATGGTTTACATATATGAAAGTCCAGATGGTGGTAAAACCGTTTACCGCAGAGAGTTTGGGAAACCCCACTCAGAAAGGGAACAAGTGTGATAAAACACTATATTTCACACCGAGGTAATGTAGACGGTAGAATACCTAATTCAGAAAATTCTCCCGAATATATTTCTCTTGCCTTGAGTAAAGGTTACGAGGTAGAAATTGATGTATGGTTCGTTGATGGCTCATTTTATCTGGGTCACGACGAACCGTATTATTTAATAGAGGAATCCTTTCTTGAAAATCCTAAACTTTGGTGCCACGCAAAAAATGAAGAAGCTTTTTTCAGGATGTTACAAAATCAAAACATACATAGCTTTTGGCATCAAGATGATGATTACACTCTAACCTCAAAAGGCATACCCTGGGTATATCCGGGCAAAAAGATTTTCGAAAACTCCATTTGGGTTTTACCTGAAAAGACCACATACAAATACATCAAACTTAATTGTCTTGGTATTTGCTCCGATAACATTTCTCTGTACAAATGATAAAACTTATTATTTTTGATTTAGACGGGGTTTTGATTGAAGCAAAACATCTGCACTATGAAGCACTGAATGATGCTTTAAATCTTCATGCAAAGGAGTGTGTGATTTCTTGGAATGAGCACCTTTCGAAGTATGATGGTCTTAAGACAAAACAAAAACTTGACATGCTGACCAAAGAAAAGGGGTTAGATACAAATCTCCATAATTTGGTTTGGGAGGAAAAGCAAAGAATTACAAACGAAAAATTAAAAAGTATTACCCCCAATTCTAACTTGTCCCAACTTTTGAAAAAACTATCTGAAGATGGTTTTAAAATTGCTTGCTGCAGTAATTCAATAAGAAAGACAGTATTGACGGTTCTATCGAAGTTAGACATCATTGAATATTTTGACCAAATACTATCAAATGAAGATGTCAAGAATAGCAAACCACATCCGGAAATTTACTGGAAGGTCATCTCTGAAATGGGAGTAATCGCTGACGAGACATTAATTGTTGAAGATTCACCATATGGGCTTTTAGCAGCAGCCAGAACACACGCTCCAATCTTAAGAGTAAAATCACCACAAGATGTTACTATTGCAAACATTTATTCTAAACTAAAAGAATTAAACTCTAATTTCAAAATGAAAAAACCAAAATGGAATGATGAAAATTTGAATGTATTAATCCCAATGGCTGGAGCTGGCTCAAGGTTTGAAAAAGCTGGTTATACATTCCCCAAACCTTTGATTGATGTTGAAGGAGACCCAATGATTAAAGTGGTTACTGAAAACCTTAACATCAAAGCAAACTACATATTCATCGTTCAGAAATCCCACAGAGAAAAATATAACTTGGACACTTTGCTGAATTTGGTATCCCCAAATTGTAAAATTGTTGAAGTTGATGGTTTGACTGAAGGTGCTGCTTGCACAACTCTCTTAGCAAAAGATTTTATTGACAACGACAACCCCCTTGTTATGGCAAACTCAGACCAATTTATAGAGTGGGACTCGAATGAATTTATGTACAAGATGTCAGAAACTAATTGCGATGGGGGTATTGTCACTTTCAAGTCCACACACCCCAAGTGGTCTTTTGCTAAAGTGAACGAGAACGGACTGGTAACAGAGGTTGCAGAAAAGAATCCTATTTCGGACATTGCAACAGTGGGGGTTTACTACTGGAAAAAAGGTTCTGATTATGTGAAGTACGCAGAGCAAATGATTGAAAAAGAAATTAAGGTTAATAATGAATTTTATGTCTGTCCGGTCTTCAATGAAGCTATCAATGATGATAAGGAAATCCGAACTTTTGAAATTCAAAAAATGTGGGGTTTAGGAACACCTGAGGATTTGACGAATTATTTACGGAGATAAATGTTTTTTTTCTTTGAAAAAGAACTATTTTGAAGAAAAACCCATATATGATATCAATTCCTGTTAGTGTTGGTGAACTTTTAGATAAATTATCAATATTACATATTAAACAAAATAATATTAAAGCTTCTGAAAAACTAGAAAAAGTTAGAGTAGAATATTCTTTGCTTTATAATATCTCTCAAGCTTATCTAGATGATAAAGATTTTTTCAATTTATACGACGACTTGATTACTACAAACTCAAAGTTGTGGGAAATTGAGGATAGAATCAGAGTTTTGGAAAAAGACAAATTGTTTAATGAAGATTTTATAGAATTAGCCAGAGCTGTTTATTATACAAATGATGAACGATTTGAAATTAAAAATAAAATTAACCTTCTAGCTAATTCAGAAATACAAGAGCAAAAAAGTTACGAGGATTATAAAAACTAATATGAGAAAAAAACCATCACCGACACCATCATACATGGTACAGGAAACACCCCGAACTAAAAAAGAAATTATTCAGGGGATTTTGAAGAAAAAAACTAAAGAAAAGTTTTTATCTGAAAGTCAAAGAGAGTACTATGAAAAACTTCATGAAGCTCAAATTACTATATGTTCAGGACCGGCTGGTGTCGGCAAAAGCTACATTGCAATGAAGGCAGCAATTGATTTGTTGGTTGACCCCTCAACCCCATATGAAAAAATCATTATTGTAAGACCGGCAGTTGAAGCTGAAGAAAAGCTTGGGTCACTTCCAGGTAATGTTGAAGAAAAATTGGACCCGTATATCTTTCCGACTTATTATCTTTTGAATAAGATAATTGGAAAAGACGCTAGAGAAAAACTTAAGGAAATGGAAGTTATCGAAGTTTTTGCACTGGCATATATGCGAGGTATGAACATTGACAATTCAATTTTGGTCTTTGAAGAGGCTCAAAACTCAACCCCGAATCAAATGAAACTTCTTTTGACAAGAATTGGATTTAATTCCAAGTTTTTTATCTCCGGGGACCTTGAGCAAACTGATAGATACAAAGATAAAACACAGTCAGGTCTTTACGATGCTATCAAAAGATTTCAAAACGTGAAACAAATTTTGTGTCATGAGTTTTCACAAAAAGATGTTGTTCGCAACCCGTTGATTACTAAAATTCTAGAAAAATACGAAGAATGAAAATTGCAATAGAGATAAATGGGGTATTAAGAGACACAACCAAAAAAATTGAGCAGGTCTATGAGAAGTTTTATATTGAAAATATTCTCAATGAAAAGCGAGAATTTGAATACAAAAAAATCTCAGATATAACTTCTCTAAAAATTCAAAACCACCTTAAGTTTCAAGATGACGATGAATTATACGATTTTCTTTATACCGAACACTGTATGGAAATTTTCGGACATGCTCCATCAACAGAATACAATAGTTTTATAGACTTAAATGAATTCTATGTTGACCACCGAGATAATCATGATATAATATTGATTTCAGATGAAATCGGTCGGTCCAAACCTGCAACGTTATTTTTCCTTTCCAAGTTTGGTTGTCAAATAGAAAAAATTATTTTTTACAATCAAATTACTTTAAATTCTGTTTGGAATGAAATAGACCTTTTACTTACTGCTAATCCTGATTTATTATTGAATCATCCAAATGGTAAAAAAATTATAAAGTATAATACAAACTATAATACGGAAATTACAAATATACCAAATATTAATACACTAAAAGACCTCAAAAACTTTATTACTGATGATAACAATCTGGGATGAAAATTACTATATTGACTTGGATAGAATCGAAGAATTTATCGATTTGACCAACGTCATTAATGAAGAACTTAGTGGTAACACGAGTGAACACAAAATTAATGTGGTAAAATATGAAATGGTAAAAATGATGCTCGAAGTAATCATGAGTGAACATTCTGAATCAGATGAAAAACTGGGTATACAAAGGGCTGACCTATCAGTTCCGTTCAGATTAGCTTTCAACTCTTTATTAAATAAAAAAATTATAACAAGTTATTAACATGGAACAAACACAAATTGAAAAGGTAAAACTTTCTATTCAAAACCTTTGGGACAGAAAGTCCAAGGTTTATTTTTTTGTGCACGACACAAAAGGAAATGCTAAAGCGTCAATCAAGTATATCTATGACTTGGCTCTTGCACTCAAAAATAAAGGCTTCAATGCAATTATTCTTCACGAAAAACCAGATTACACCGGTGTAGCATCGTGGTTGGGTGATTCATACATGAATGAAATCCCACACCAAGCTATTGAAGGTCAAAACCTTGAAATCGCACCAGAAGATTTTTTGGTGGTTCCAGAAATTTTTGGTTTTATGATGGACCAGGTAAAGAATCTCCCCTGTGGGAAGATTGTTTTGACCCAATCATATGCTTATATGTTGGAAACACTTCAACCTGGTCAGACTTGGAATCAGTTTGGTTTTTTGAAAACAATCACAACTTCTGAAGTTCAAAAGAATCAAATTGCTAAAGTAATGCGTGGTCAGAGTTTTGACATTCTAGAACCCGCGTTATCTGAAGCATTTGTAAAACGTGAGTTGCCAGCAATGCCAATAATTGGTGTGCACACCAGAGAACAATCCGATACTATCAATTTGATTAAAACCTTCTATCTGAGATTCCCTCAGTACCGTTGGTTTACTTTTAGGGATTTGAGAGGTTTGTCACAAGAAGAATTCGCAAACGCAATTTCTGAGTGTTTTGTATCAGTTTGGATGGATAGAGAAAGTGCCTATGGAACATTCCCACTAGAATCTATGAAAGTTGGTGTTCCTGTCATTGGTACAACTCCCAATCTGGTTCCAGAGTGGATGAATGAAACCAATGGAATCTGGATTAAAGACGAACTTTTAATTCCAGACATTATTGCTGACTGGACACAGAACTGGCTTGAGGATAATATTTCACCCGAAATTTACGCAAGCATGGAAGAAACAATTAGTAAATTACCAACAAAAGAAGATTTCGACAATAAAGCCGTTGAATTGTTTTCACAATATCTTGATTTGAGAGCAACCGCAATGGAAGAACAAATTTCAAAACTAGCTTAACCATGGAAAATATTTTAGATATAACAATAATCCTACCCATTAAATCTGCAGTGGCAAGGGATTTTGAAGATTATTTTGATAAAGCGGTCACCTCAGTCAAAAATCAAAAAGTTAAAGTTAAGGAACTTTTGATTGTTACTACACCTGAAGAAAAACTAAATGCTCATGTTGACTCATACGACTTTGGTGATTTGAATTACAGAAAAATTGTATTCGAAAAAGAACCATCATTTGCCGCTCAAATTAATTTTGGAGTAGAAAATACAACATCAAAGTGGGTATCCTTCCTTGAATTTGATGATGAATATGCAAACATTTGGTTTGATAATGTACAAAAATACATGGGATATTACCCTATGGTTCAAGCATTCTTACCTGTTGTAGTTGACACTGATGAAAAGGGTGCTTTCGCCGGTTTCACAAACGAGGCTGTATTTGCAGCAAACTTTGCGCAAGAAGTTGGATACCTTACAAATGATATTCTACAAGATTACCAAAACTTCCAAACCTCAGGTATGGTTATTCGTAAAGATGTGATTGAAGATTTTGGCGGATTCAAAGCATCAATGAAACTCACTTTTGTTTATGAATTCCTTTTGCGTCTGACTTACAATTCAACGTCAATTATGTCAATCCCTAAGCTTGGTTATAAGCACACCAACATGCGTGAAGGTTCTATTTTCTGGAATTACAAATTTGGTGGAGACAAAATGCTTGATGAGGAAGTTAAGTTTTGGGTACAAACTGCGAAAAAAGAATATTTCTTCAAAGATGATAGAACCATAAAATATCAATTACAAAATGATTAATGTTAGAAACATTAACGGCAATTACCGAGGATGTTTCATCAAAAAAAAGAGGTCGTAAAGCTACTACCACAAATTATTTTGATGTTCGCGAAGAGGATGCTGTAAGAGCATTCCTCATCGCGGAAACATACGAGGAAAAAAATAAAATCTATAACGAGTTTTTGCGTGCACCTTTGGATAAAATGATTTCATCAATTATCCGAAGGTACAAGCTTTATCGTAAAGATATGGATTTTAGGGAAATACATGTTGATACACATTCATTTTTGATGACTAAGGTTGATAAATTCAAACCAGCCAAGAATAAAAAGGCGTATTCATATTTTGGTACAATATGTAAAAACTATCTAATGGGTCAAATTATCAAAGACCAAAAAGATATGAATAGAAAGGTTTCGTATGAAGATATTTCACTTTCTTTAGAACAAAGACCAGATATGATTTATACTATTGACCCCGACATATTGGATATGGAAGTGGTAATTAAAAAGTATTTGGAAGAGCTTAAAGAGTTTGTAAATAACGAATCTCTTTCAGAAAATGAAACGAAACTTGGTCTTGCCTTAGTAGACTTGTTTGAAAATTATGAAACAATCTTTAGCGGTGCTGATAATAATAAGTTCAATAAAAATATTATTTTATTGTCTCTTAGAGAGATGACAAACCTTTCAACAAAAGAAATAAGGAATTCAATGAAAAAATTCAAAAAATTATATTCTATCGTCCAATTGAAGATGAAATATTAACTTTTTTTGTTTTTTTACTGATATTACAAATATAGGTATTTATTAATATGCCACGTCCACAAAAAAAAGAAATCAATTTCAGTAAGGAATCAATTTTATCATTGATGCAAGAAATCTACAATGAACTTGTGGAGCAACGAAGTACAGCTCTAAGAATTCAAAATAAAATGATTTCAATGATGAAAGAAGCCGATGACATGAAAGACATCGGTCCGGTGCTAGAAAAACAACAAAAAATCATTAATGATTGTGTTGAAAAAAAATTGAGTTTATCAAGATTACAAAGTTCTATTTGGGAAAAAACTTCCAATAGTCAAGAAAACTTTACTCTCTCTGACATGGATGAGGACTTGATGGAAAAACTATTTGAAAAAGATTCTGAAATTGAGGACAATTCTAAGTACAGAATGTAAGTCCTATGCCAATATTCAGTAATCAATCTTTAGACATCGCAGGAGGTTACGAAGCAATTTCGAATAGAATTTCTGCGCTTCAGGCTTATAATGAGTCAAGACAACTAACTCAGGATAGTGATAGACAACGAGGCGATAGTCTTGCTCAATCACTACAAGCATTAGCCGGGCAAAAGTCTTCTGTTGAAGCAAATCAAAGTAGAGATAAAAGAAACCAACCAACAAGTTTTGATAAGTTGGTTACTCTTATTAACCAAACTAATTTAGGGACTGGATATACCAACACAAATCAATTGATTAGAAAAAATCTTTTGGAGCTTGTGTTCAAAATGAAAGGTGAAATTAGTAAAATAATCCAGGAAGAGATGTTCCGTACATTAAATTGTGCTCAGGAACAAACATATAAAGGGTATTCACCAACTCAATTTCAAAACCTTCAATCCTTATCTCTACTACCTCAGCAGGAAGGAATATATGTTCCAGTTGCAAGTGTAGATTTCAATAATTCACTCAAAATAAATCCTCAAACAGGAATCGGTAGATTATACTATGAAACTACTGGTATAACAAGTCTGGCCACTTACAAAAACTACGCTGGCACTTCAGGTTTCCCAATGAACTATGAGTTAAACCAACGTATTCAAAATCCAGGGGACACATTCAGAGACGAATATTCTGTGTATTATAATGGAAGGAGTCGTCAACAAATTTTTGATATTGAATATACTACACTAAATGGTGTAGGTGCAACAGGAGACTTTTTCCGAGTTTTCCTAATAGATAGAGAAGGTTCTCCCGCAACAACTAATCCAGCTCAAGCAACACTTCAATTTTCAGCAAATACAATAGTTACAGCAATTGGTGATTATGTTCAATCTATTGATTTGTTCAGTGCCAAAACTTTTCTAGCAAGTTTACTTAACATAACAACAGGTCTAGTGGCAGGAGGTTTATCAATTCAACAATTAGAAAACCAGAATAAATTTGTTACAATTTTATTCCGAATTATGGGTATTTGTGAACCAGGTTCATCCGAGATAGATGTATCTGGGGTGGCCAAGGTTTCTGAGTTGGACAATTTGGATGACGAGTTTTTCACATTCAGCGAAATCGAATTAAATGATATTAACCAAGCCTCTAATAATCAAAAAAGAGGTATTGTACAGTACATTGATTGTGATAATGTTGATTTACCGGTGAACAACCAAATTCTTTTACAAGAACTTGATACTTTATCCAACACCATCGATTCTCTTCCAATTGAAGACCAAGTAGCAGAAATTGAAAGGATTTTGGATAATATACCCCAAACTTGGTCGCAGGAAGGTTTTGGAGGAATCAACTTTGATTGGGAAAATCCTTTCAATCGAGATTTAATAAAAAAAATTCCTGCAGCTCTTTTTTATTCAATTCTCACACCCAAAACTCTACTTCCAATGTTTGTTTTTATTGAATATCAAAGAGAACAAATTGTGGGTTTTGCAAACAATTTAATTGTATCTGGGAATACAATTATTGCTTCAGCAAACACGCTAATCAACTCTGCAAATACTTTAAATGCATTAGCTAGTACGCTGGTTACTGACGGAGTGGATTTTGCCAAAAAGTTCAGAAAGTTTGTTACTAGAGTAATTGGTAGAATAATGAATAGATTTCTTGAATTACTTTTTAATATGCTGAAAAAAAATCTATTGAGATTGCTTCGAGAAATTTTGAGAGATATTGCCAGAACTAGTAAAAGTGCTAAGCTCAAAGCCATCAACGCTTTGTTAAATTACGCTGAGCCACTTATCCAAGGGTTTTTGAATTATCGAGAATGTAAAAGTTTAATTAAACAGATTCAAAGAATTCTGGAATTAATTAGAGGAGAACCAAGAACTCCGCCATCGCCCCTATCTGCAGCGTTAATTGTGTTGTCAGATTTTTTACCTGGAATCAGTCCAGAAAGAGGTGTGCTCAATACCATTGAGTATATGCAGGCTTATGGATTAAAAACAGGAGCTCTACCAGATGGTAGTCCTAACAGGATGGTTGCATTTACAACAGCTATGCAGAAAGGTGGTTATGATGAATTCATTACAAACGGTAAGGTAGAAGGTACGGCATTCATCCCACCAGTAACTGGAGGGTTAGTAAAAGTATGGGCAAAAGCAAAATAGTATGACACAGGAAGAATTCAAAGTTTTTATAGAGGTAGCCAAAGACGCTAAAAATGTACCCAATCAAAGATTGGAACAAGTCATGGACCAACTTGCAGATGAGTTTGAGACTACCAAACAAAACATTTTAGGTTTGAGTGTTTATCTCGATAAAGTAGAAGAATTGTACAATTCAATTTTGAAGGAATATCAAAACAGAAATGGAAGGTAGAATTTGGTTTTATGGTGTGGTAGTTGACAACCAAGACCCTCTCAATCTTGGAAGGGTTAGGGTACAGGTACTCACTGATGACGTAGCAGCAATCAAGAAAAGTTACGATGGGTTTGGTCCAAAAAACTATTGGACAGAAAAAGACCCATTTGTTTTTAATTCATTACTTCCACTGTATGTTTGGTCGGTTCCTAAGGTCGATGAATTAGTGCAGGTTTATTACCATGAACCCAACACCACACAATTCCTTAACCAATACTACATTCAGGGACCATTCAATAGAATTCAAAACATTGTTCAGGAAAACTATAATGAGTCTCAAAAGTTCACTGACATTTCTGGTGTTCAAATCATTGGTGCGCAAAACCTCAGAAACCCAGATGGTACATACAAAAACCCAGACCCCGATGGTGTTTTCCCAGACCCAGGCGACGTTGCCCTTTTGGGTAGAGGTAGTACCGATATTGTATTGAAAGAAGATACCACGCTTATTCGTGCTGGAAAATACAATGGTGAATTAATTTCCAATAGAGACCCAATCGGCAATAAAAACCGAGCGTTCATTCAGCTAAGTAAGTTTCAAACAAAAACCTCTATTGGTGGAACAATTAAGCAAGCCGATTTAAAAGTACAAAATCTGCAGGTCAATTACCTCGTAGAATATGAAATAAGCAATCCTGAAAACACATTTGATTTATTTAACGGGAGTGTAAGATTATACAAATTACTTCCCAATGCCTTGACCACTTCTCAGAATCTAAAAGTTGACTCAAACGTTGAGCAATATAAGTTTATTCGTGCTTCACAGACATTTTCTATGTTAAATTTACAAGATGCAATTGCTTACATCAATAACTTTATTCAAGCGTGTAACTCAGAGCTTAAAACAAAAACTGGTACAGTCCTCTTTAGTGCATTTGATGAAAGGTTTCCAATCTTTTTTAGACCTTCCAATAATTCATACCAGTTGATGCAGACAACCCCAGTCAACCAAGTGCGGCAAACACTCACTACGGTTTTCACAAAGGTTAAACTTAATCCTAACGATAAAATTGGGGGCTATGGATTGATATACCAAAAAGACAGAGTTGGTGACCCAATAAAAATAACCCCAAAGAGTTTTAGGAAAATTGAAACTAATGCGTTACCTGAAACCTATGGTGCATTTGGTGCACAACATGTTTATTTATTGTCGCAACTTTCACAAATTCCAGGAAAAAACAAAATTAACTTCAGCAACTCACTATATGGTATTGATGAGCAAACTTTTGCGCTTCAAATTCAACCAAATACTTCAAGTGCTGTAAGAGGTGAGGAACTTATGGAACTACTCAACATAATAGTAAGGTTCTTAGTATCGCACACCCATGGGTTTCCTGGTGAACCCCCCATTCCAGTGACAGAAGATGGTTCAAGCGTGGATAATCTTATCCAGCAGTTAAATGAAGCTTATACAAAGGTACTAAATCAATATATTCGTTTGAATTGATATTTATTAAAAAAAAGTATAATGTCAATTTACAGGTCGTATTTTAGTAGAAACAATACTCTTCTTTCAAATCTATACACAAACACAGCCAGAAACCCAGTGGTTGAGCTTAACTTTGGTAGCTCAGACCTTGTAGTTCCCAATTTTGGTTTCACTCGTTTTATCTTTGACCTAGACCTAGACGGTCTAAGACAAATGATTGCCGAAAAATACATCTCGACAGGATGTACGACAGCCATTACCCATACCCTATTGATGACCAATACTTCATCATTTAGCGACGACCTAATTAACACCAACATGAATAATGGAAGAAAAAGAGCAACTTCTTTTGACCTTATTCTATTTAGAATTCCAAAGTTTTCTGGAGCAACTGGAACACCACAACTATGGGACGAAGGTGTTGGTTACGACTACAATGATTTTGGGACAACTCAAAATGGTATATCAGGGTCTCAAACAGCCATTGAACAATACAATAACAAGAATTTTTCTCTTCGTCCATCAAACTGGTATCAAACAACCACGGTAGCTAACTGGTCTCAACCAGGGATTTATGACAATAGAAATTCTTTAACAGGACTGACCGGACTTAATTATTCTGCTCTTACCATAATTGACGAGCAACACTTTGAATTAGGAAACGAAGATATCCAATTTGATATGACAGATGAGATAACCGGATTACTTAACGGAACAATCACTGGTGTAACAGGATATGGTATTGCCTACAAACCAGATATTGAAAACATAACTGGTCTTACCGAATCTTATTCTGTTGGTTTCTTTGGGAAATACACCCAAACATTTTACCAGCCATATCTCTTGACTGATTATAATGACCTCATCCAAGATGATAGAAATGTATTCCTAAAAAACCAAACCAATAAACTATACCTTTATGTTTATCAAAACGGAGACTTTGTTAATTTAGACAATCTTCCAGGAGTAAACATTGAAGACCAAAATGGTGACATTGTAACCGGAGGTTCAGGACTTACAACATGTCAGGTGACAAGAGGTGTTTATGAAGTAACAGTTCCAAACATATTTGTCAATCAACCAGTACCTTGCTTGTTCTATGACGTATGGACTGGACTTACCATAAATGGGCAATCACTACCAAACGTAACAAACCAGTTCGTTATTCAAAATTATTCTGCTGGTATTCAAATTGGTAGTCTCTCAAAAGAACCTAGCAAATATGGCTTTAGCTTCTATGGTATTCTTCAAAATGAAAAAATCCTTAACACAGAAGTTCGTAAAGTGGGGGTTGTTGTTAAAAAAGAATGGACCGCTCAACAACTACTCGAAAACATTGACATATTTTATCGTGTATATGTTACTGAAGGAACTACAGAAGTTCAGGTTCAAGATTGGACTGCTGTCAATCGTACGCCAAACGAATATTATTTTATGTTTGATATGAGGGACAAAATTCCTAATGAGTATTATGTAGATATCAAAGTGAACACAAGTGGGGAGAAAGATATTTATAAGGATACATTAAGATTCCAAATCGTTAACAAAAAATGAAAAAAGTAATCAAACTATCAGAGTCAGACCTTAAAAAACTTGTTTTAAGAGCTTTAAAAGAAGCTGAACATGAACATAACCGTTACATGTTTTTTAGTAACTTAGAACAAATGAAAAGGCAAGCAGAGAGACTTTTAGAGTTGGACCACGATAAAATTCATGCGATTTTGGAAAATGGACACGATTGGGCTGACGACCACATTACAGTAGCCAAGGAAAACCTTGACCAAGTATTTGATTTTATGATGAATGAAATCGAAGGTAATGGTGAGGAGTTAATGATGGCAATGGATATGGACATCATGGAAGCAAAGAAGAAAAATAGAAAAAAGACTGGAACTCCATTATGTGCAAGAGGTATGGCAGCGGCAAAGGCTAAATATGATGTATACCCTTCAGCATACGCTAACGGATACGCTGTACAAGTGTGTCAGGGCGAACAACCTGGCCTTGACGGAAAAAAAAGATGTTCGGGAGCATATTGTTAATTTGAAAAATTTGTTTTACCTTTGTCATCAAAGATTAAGGTAATGAAAAATCTAGAACATAAATTTCGTCGGTTTATCCAAAAACAGACACTCCAACTTTTTCGGTATGTTAGCACCGAACAAGAAAAATCCGTATATGAACGTGATTGCGTAGCAGTATGCAAGAAGTTCATCAATCAACCGGACTCAGTAATGTTGCTAACACCTATCAGTGGTAAGCGATATATTAGAAGTGAAAAGAACGAGATTTTTATAATTCTTGATTCCCACCGAGTGAAGATAATCAACCATGTTTACGCTTATGACGTGCACATGAACGATAAGTCATGGAACCAAATAATTTCACTTTTTGACAATGAAGTTGAAAAACGTAGAGAAGTTTTTGAACAACAAATCACTGCAAACATCAAATCCTCACTTCAAAAAATTATAAAAGAAAAACAATGAAACACCCCTTCTTAACCCTTTATTATACTGGTATAGGCATCCTTTTGAGTGTTGGAGTTATTTTAACTTTGGTAGTAATTAATGTTCCAAACATCACCCGAGCCTTTACTAAGGAAACGTCAGCACCAAAAACATATCCTGAAAGTGGGGATGTTGAAGTATTACAAAATATTCCAACAAAGGAAACAAAAAAATTGACTAATAAAGAGCCTGTAAAGAATAAGTCAGAAAACAGTAATACTAAAGATGTAAATCAAACAAATATTCAAGTCGAACAACAAAATGTGGGTTTGAATGTTGTAGACACTCAATTCGTTAAGAAAGATTCTGCTTTGAATCAATAGTCTCTCTTAAAACCTTAGTAATAAGGTTTTTTAAACCCTCGTTTTTCTTTTTGGGTTTATAGGATACCATGGTAGGTTTGTTTCCCTTTCCTACCTTGGGATTCTTTTTTTCTTCTCTTCTCTTTTGAGCGCAAGCTGCTTTTTTTTGTGCATCACTCATTTTTGAGGCTACTCCAGCTGCTCTACATTTTGGATAAGCTTTCGATTCACCTTCTGCGCGTCCACAGGGCGGGTGACCTCCTCCTTCTTTTTTTCTACAAATGTTTACCCAAGGACCTTTGGGTTGTTTACTACCCTTGGGTTTTTTCTTTGTACCAAACCATACGGCTAAATCTTCATTTAGGACATCCTCACCCTTGAAAATGTCTTTCCTAATTTTTTTTACCTTGTTCATTTTTGACTTGGTTGTTTTTTCGTCTTTACCAACTTCCTTTTTTGTTTTTTTAAGCTCACCATCGTAAGAATCATAAGAAGTATCATTATTTAAATATCTTGATAGTTTTACTATAAAAGGTTGTAACTGATTGTTGGACCAATTTTGTGGGGTAATATTTAATTTACCCTTATATTGTCCATCACTAGATGAAGTAGTGCTCTCGTTGATTTTTTTATTCATAAAGCTTATACTTTTATAAATATCATATTTTATATGCAAGATTTCCCAGCAATTCAATTATTTGACCGTATTAATATTCAATCAGCACAAGATTTTGATAATTTGGTTGATGATTTAAATCACGACCAAGCAACATTTATTATCCAGATTGCTTTGGATAAAGCTTACAGTTCTGGAATTTTTAGTTTAAGTGAAGCAGAAATTCTTTCGAAGTCACTACGTATTAAAAATAATATTCCAAAATCAAATCCAAAGAATGAATCTAAACGAAATAAGTAAAAGAATTGTAGAAGGGGAACATTTTCTGACTGAAGTTGTTAGAAATGGACATAAACCATATTATGGTGATGAATATGAAACTATAAGAACTGAAGTTGGTATTTTGAGGTGTTTGTATTTTGGAAATGATTCCAAGTTTTGTAATCCGAGATATAGGAAATAAAAAAAGGGGGCGTAAGCCCCCTTCCTTTTTGTAAATTGAAATATTATCTCAATTCTCTCAAGTCGAATGTTCTAACACCATCAACTGTGATACGACCGTAGAAACGGTTGTTTACAACCTTCTTAGCGTATCTAGTCATGATACCCTTGATAGGTGTAAAGTTGAATGGGTTGTACATTGTTGGAGTAAGTTGCAATGGTACGTATGGTGCGTAGATGTAACCAGTGTCAAGCAACGATGTACCTTTGTGTCCCAACAATACTTGGTTTGCAGGGAAGTAAGGGTCACGGTAAACTTGGTATCTACCAGCCAATGTTCCAACTCTTTCAATACCCATGTTGTATTGGTCTTGCTCAGGAGCTGCGTTAGACACGTGGAAGTACTCCAAGTCGTCGAAGATAGCAGATACCTCAGAAGATACAACAATCCAGTTAGCTCCACCTCTCAAAGTTGATTTGTGGATTTGAGCTGAGATTTGGTTGATTGCAGTGATAAGAGTTTGGTTCCAGTCTTTTTGAGTGTAAGGAGTTGTACCAGCGTTAAATCTCTTCCATCCGTTGTAATCCCAACGAAGGTTCCAAGATGCTGCTTTTCTCAAGTCTCTCAAGATTTCACGGTCAATTTCAGCAGCCACTTGCTCAGACAATAAAGCTGTCAATTCAGCTTCAGCGTCGATGTTGTGGAATGCTGCAACGTCTTGTGCCATTTCTGGTGACCATTGTGCTCTAAGTTTTCTTTCAGTAACTGAAACAGTCACAGACTGAAGGTCAAAAGAAACTTCACCAATTTTATCTTCAAATTCAAGATTCTTGTAAATTCTATATGTTGCCAAGAATGCGTTGTTGGTTGCTGTTGAAGAGGAGAATGTTGAACCAGTGTAGCCATCAAGTGATGAATCACCGCAAGAGATACAAACTGGAACTTGTAAATCAACTTCCAAATAAATTTTACCATCTTGGTCACATACATCATAATATGTACCACCACCAGTTCTACTTTGTGGGAAAGCAAGACTTGTATCAGTACCATATTGCACAATACCTTTACCATATTTTTGAGTTACAACTCTGAAAAGATAGTTATTTTGAGTATTTGCTGAAGTATACCAGTTTGAATCAACTCCACGGATTTGAAGGTCAGTCAAGAATTCTTCAGTGTCCATAGGGTTACCGTTAGGACCGATAAGTTGACCAGCACCAGCAGATTGGAAACCGGTTAGTTCAAGTAAAACCTTTCTGTAGTTACCCAAAGTGTATGCGGTTGAAACTAGAGAATCTCCAGTCCATGCAACAGTTTTTACACCTCCAGCAATCGCAGAACCAGTTGGACCAATCGTCACACCTGGGGTGATTGCAGAGAATGAACCTTTAGAGTAATCGTAAAGACCTGGAGGGTCTAAAGCAGGTTCGTTACCTTCGTAGAATCTATCGTAAAGGTCTTTAGTGTTATTATAGTCATATCCAGAGTTTGGAGTTTGGTCAGCATTTGCATTTGGTGCTCCGTAAGGTGCGTAGTGCTCGTTAAATGCTGGGTCTTGGTAAGACTGAATGTTTGGTACAAAGTAGAACAACTTACCAATTGGAAGGTTCATAGCTTGTACAGAAACGATGTCGTTAGCCAAAAGCTTAGAGAATACTCTCCGTACGATTGGAAACACAACAGTTTCAAATGCACCGGTATCAGCAGTTGATGATGCTTCGTTAATCAAATATGACGCTTGGTTTTCATACAACTGTGCGATATTCTCTTTAAGGTGTCCGTTAAGCCCATCAAGGAAACCTAAC